TTTTTTTTCAAGCAGAAGACGGCATACGATATCCTGAGATGTCTCGTGGGCTCGGAGATGTGTATAAGAGACAGATTGATTTCTGTTCTGGAAACTTCTTTCAGTTCCACTTCTTTTTTCTTCTTAGCCATTTTCGTAATGTTTAAGTTGGTTAATAATTTATTTATATCACTCTGTTATAAGTTTCTTTACCAGTATGGATTTCTGAGTATACCCAGATTTTAATAATTCCTCCTGAGCAATATTGAATTGTTTTATCTCATCTAGAGTTGTCTTTAATTCTAATTGAGATTCAATTGTTATTGCCTGAGAGACAAGTTCCTTGTCACCTTGATAAGTGACTATCTTAAACTTCTTACCTGCAAATGGGTTTGCTGGTTGATGTGCTGTGATTTTAAAACCTTCGTTATTATTCATTGCTATATTTAATTTTAGTTATCCCAGGAATACCCACCTTCCCAAATACTTCGGTATAGGATTTGTATTTCCCTTTTATCATTGTTTTATAGTTATCGGATAATCGAATTGGGTAGACCCATATTTTATTTTCTATCATCCTATTTGTCATTATATAAGCATAAGACCTTCTAAGTTTAATACTCTCTAATGGAACAAACCCTTGAAATAATAAAGACTTCTTAATAAACCTTTCTTTAGGCAAATACCCTAAAAATTTAAGTGATGCCTCATCGAATATTTCGAGCATATCTCTTTGTGCTTTGATAAATAGTACCTTTTGTATTGGGATGTTCATCTTCTTTCTCAAATATAAAGCTAATGAGCTTACCAATGGAGGGTACTGCAAGGAAAATATATTGAACCTATGTCTTTCCTCTGGAGGAAGCTTGTTGTAAATCCTGTAGGATAGCAAGATTGATTTGTAATCTCTTTTGCCTTGTATACTTGGGAGATATGCCTTGCCGTTGTCCATAGAGTTTGATTGAGTACCTTTCATTGAATTCCTTTTTTCCTTTAGACTTAAAGACTCGGTGCATTTGTACCATAAATCTTCTTCGTCGGTGTTTATCTATGTGATATTCATCGGGCATTATGAACTTCCTTGCTTTTACGAATTTACCCTTAAACCAGAATTTAGTACTACCCTTTTTAAGAAGTTTACCATTCATATCAGATAATTCTCTAATGCCTTGTTTTATAAGTTTCCTCCCAGATATTATATGGATATACTGAAGAACATCTACACCATAAAGATAAACTAAGGTAACCTTTACTTGGTGTCTAGTAAAGTATGGTATACCGGTTAGATGTTTCCTATATAATTTCTTTTCAGTAACAATCTTATTGGTAGTATCTGGTCTCCAAGTCCATATATAATATCTATCTGGTCGTATGGGTCCGTTGTTACTTTCCTTTAGTTTTACCATTTATATTCCTCTTTGCCATTCTATACCAAAGATTGATAGATTTCTCATTTGCTTCTGGGAATTTCTTTTTCATTCTCCGAATAACTCTATCAAGTTCAAAACCTTTTGCAGTTAATTCGAATACATAAGATTTCTTTGTACCCTTGATAAGATTAAATTCATCCCTCTCTCTTGGTGGTTTCTTTTCTCGAGGTTTCTTTATCCCAGGAACTCGTTTGGTTCTTCTTTGCCCATTTTCCCCTTCTTCTCCGAGAAACCCAAGCCTTAATCTGGAATTTCTTAATGGGTCATCTTTCGAATACCCAATATTCTCTAATTGCTTATCCATCCAATCGTCATATTTATCAATTAACGATTTATCTGGCTTTTCTTCTGATACATTGATATAATGTAATAAGTCAAATACCCCAGCAGAACAAGCATCAGGGAAAGGCATCCCTAATATGATAGCCTTTCTCTTTAAATCCTTATAAGTCATGTTTCTCCCAGAAGCACCAAGGAAATTTGATTTCTCCTTGGATGGAGCTTTCATGTCTTTTCTACTCTTTTTTGCCATATCATTAATATTTTAAGTATTCATTTATTTTCTTTGCAAATATAAGAATAAATAATTTAATCTTATCTTATTTCTCTATTTATTTTTATAAAAATCCGAGGTTTTTGCTCGGTTCGCAGCAGTGGATTTAGGTTTTTTATGCTTTCTCTTGATATGTGTGTTATAAGCCATATCCAATTTCTTAATATTGAATTCTATGTTGTTCACTTGATTATAGTTTACTGCTTTTTCCACACAGCAACGGTACTCTGGCCAGAATTTTTGTCCAAGCTTAACAGATTCGGTTTTAATCATGAACTTAGATACCATAAAACCAAAAGTATCAGCATCATCTTTAGTTTTGAATACATACATGTAAAATCTACTAAATTCATCTACTACTTCATCCAAAGGTCTTACTGGTAACAATAGATAACCATCGGTATATAGGTCCTCAGATATTAAAGCTACCCAATACTTTTTCTTTCCTGGTTTTACTTTATACCTAAACCTTTCCTTGAGTTTAGTGTACATCCAATCTGGTACCCTATTAAGTAGGTATTTGATATATATCTTATCCTTCTTATTCGACCGCCTTTTAAATGCAGATGGCTGTTGTAGCATCCTTGGAAGTATTCTAAAGTTATTCCACCTATCAAATTCAAGAATTAATCTTAGAGTGTCTATGTCCCATTCATCATCAGACTCCTTTAACCTCTTCATGTTTCTCTCTATATTTTTAGAGTTTACCTTTGGGAGTAATTGAGCTGAGTCTCCTGTGAATAAGCTTGCTTCTTTTCTTTTTAATCGTTTCTCTAAACATCCCTCCATATAATCTTGGAAATTCCTCTCACAGGGGCAATCTGGTCGAAAAATAGAAGTGTGTTTCTCAAAAAAATCCGAGAATAGCCTAAAGAATTTCTCTGACCGTTCCCGGATTTCAAGATACTTGTAATGAGATAACTTTAAAATTTCACCAGCTTCCCATGAAGATTTACTTTCTGATAGTTGAAGGAATAATGATTGTTGTTCTTTATCAATTAAACAACTCCAGGCTTTTTGTTGAGCTTCGTTCATAATATTAAATTCTCCTATATCTCATTATACTATCAATTGCTTCATTGGTTATCTGATTAGGGTCATATTCCCCAGAATTAGCATAAAGCTTATCTGGGTCATGATTTAAATATACACTATAGATAACGTTGTCAAAAGGTAACCATACTTCCATTCTTCCCATTTCAGGGTATATAAGAACTTTTACCCTTTTACAAAGATGGTCAACCTCTAATACTGTAGCATCTACTCCCTCATAAGGATAACCTCGTAATACTAAGTAATCTCCAGGCTTTACATTGACTAAATCATCCACTGAAAACTTCTTATTCTCTCTAGCAATACGTTTAAATCGCCTTACTTCTTTTCTACTACAAGTAGCCACTAAAGAAAAATCATCAAAGTCTTCGGCATTGTCAATCCTTACCTTTTTCTTTCTTGGGTGTATTGTCTCGGTATTACGTAACCAAGTTCTGATACCAGATATATTCCTACGTAACTTATTAAGAAATGGCCTTGAGAATGCTAATTTAGTAGGCATTCTCATAAAACCATAATTGAATAATACTGGTACTTCTTCGAATACCATCTTACCCTTTGTGGTTTTTCTTAATACGTTTACCATAGGAATAATTGCCTTGATTTGGTCATACCCCTTTTCTTTGAGTTCTTTATTGATTTTATCACAGTACTTCCTTTCAAGGTAAAATATACAATATGAGTATGGGGTATGCTTCTTCATAGGTTACCGGTTTTTAATAATTAACTTAGCTTGTTTATGTACTAACTTATAGTTTACATTCTTCAATATGTCACTAGCCATGAATACATAAAGAATCTCATCTATCTTTGGTACATCAATTACCATAATATTGGCTTTATCGAATAGGGGTTTATAGAATACGGAAGATAAATCCTTTCCAACTACAAAGAAAAATTCTTCTGAGGGCATTGAATTATATCTCATACAGAGTATAGGAACTTTATTTGCTCTTTTTGCATCCTTAGAAGCTTGTTCCCAGAATTTCAATATATCGCATCCCTTATTACCTAAGAGTAGATGTTCAAACTTAATCTCTTTATAGTTTTTACACTCAACCGATATTTTACATCTATGGGCATGTCTCTCATCCTGACACATGATATCAGAAGCTAAATCCCTACTCTGATGATTTGCCCCAGAGTATGGAGTTCTCCCGAATTTATAAGAAGTCCATTTGGTAAACCATTTGGAAACTTTCAATTCAAATTTATTACCTTTGCGTTTACTATTTGCCATAATTGTCTTGTTATAACTTAATTATAACATTATAGTAATTGGTATCTACTCAGGCCTTGGGTCTTTTCCACTTGCAAAATTTTAGTATTACCTAGAGGAAGAGAATCTAAGTGGGTTATCAAGAATAAAGTTTTCTCTTTGAATATGTAACGTATTAAGGAAGTAACTATTTCTATGTTATCTGAACTTAAAGATTCAAATACCTCATCGAGAAATGCTAAGTTAATACCCTTAGAAGCCGTAAGAGCTTCATTCATTGCAAATGCCATTGCAACATTACATAATTGTTTTTCTCCACCGCTAAGTTCATCATAATCAATTATTTGACCATCCCTTTCAATAAGAGTAACAAATTCTTTTCTAGCAGTACCCAAATCAATATTAAATTCGATCCTAAATCCCAATACCTCTGAATATTTATCGAGGCATTTATTTAAGAACTCAAGTGATGAATCAAATAGATAAGCCTTAATCCCATTATTACCCAATGGGTCATTAATTAACCAGTTATAATTCTCTAACTCTAACTCTTTATTGTGAAAGTCTTCATCAACCTTCCGTAAATTCTTCCTAATCTCCTTAAGTTTTTGTTTATACTTTGGAGACATGACCTTAAGCTTTTCTTGCTTGAGCTTAGCCAGGTCTTCGTCAATAGAAGCAATATCAGAAGCAATATCATCACAGTCTGATTTTAATTTCTTATACCTATCATTTACACTACTAAGTTCTTCCAACCTTTCTAATGCCTCCTGATACTCCTTATCGTATTTATCAAGGTCAGAGAACGCTTTATATATTGATTTGGCATCACGTAATGCACGTTTGTAGTGACCTTCTTCTAACTGTATTACTAATTCTTTAATTACTTTCTTAAGAGGTACATTTGATAAATTCTTGGCATCTTTTACCTTACCCCTCAAATCAAGGATTAGTTCATTTTGTTTTTTAATCTTTATCTGAAGCGAAGCATCTACTTCATCCTTGATTTGTTTTTGTTTTTCAATTAGTAGCTTAGTTAGCTTTTCTCTATCTTGCTTTAACTCTCTTCTTTCTTCTTTGATTTTTTGCTTGAAGGATTTTTCTCTATCTCTCATATCGAAGTAAGCTTCCTTGTTAGCCTCTAATTCTTTCTTAAGCATTTGAGACTCATGCTCTACCTCGTTTATTTGAGATATCAAGTTATTTTTATCTTGTAATGCAATGCCTTTAGCAAGGTTTAAGAACTCTAAATCAAATACTTCTTCGAATATCTTTTTCTTATCAGAATTAGATTCTTGTATGAGTCTTTTTATACCCTGACCAAACATGATTGAGTTCATAAACAGAGTATATGATAAACCTATCTCTCGGTTTATAAAATCTTGTATCTTCCCCTTCCCTTTGATATCAACTATATCCCCATCTTTCATGAAGATAAGTCTGTCTTTACCTTTAGCACCATCCTCAAGTACTTCATCATACTTTTGACATCTAACTATCTTATATGTATGAGAATCTTTCTGAAAATATACTTGTACCTTAGTACCCTTGTAATCTTTAGACCTTACTTGCTTCCAAGTATTTACCTCAGAAACACCCTTTAGGTTTTTCCCATATATTGCCCATACCAAGGCAGAGAGAATAGTTGAATTATGGGTAACTATAAAATCTCTGGTAATATATAGGCCTTCTGAAGAATCTACTTTAATGCACCTACATACCTTTTTCCCTATATATTCAATATTTCTTATGGTATTTACCATTCTATTTCTCCTGGTAAACTCACCATAGGATTTAGTTTTATATTTCCTTAGAAAAGGGTTAAAGGTTAGTCGTATTGAACACATATATGAAGTAGTATACCTACCATACTTAAACCGGGTACTTTCATTTTTAGTAGATAGGCCTCCAAGGGATCTTACCAAATAGCTAATACCATCTCTTAAGTGCTCACTCTTAGATGAATACGTAGAAACCTTTGAGATTTTCTTTTTGGAACCAACACATCCATCAGTATCTAATAAACCAGCTAATAATAATCTACGATTCTCGATTGATGATTTCAAATATAACTCTGGTATAAACTTATCTTTAGACTTACAACCAATTAATCCTAAATCCTTGAGTTCTTTACCTAAACCATGAATCCTAAAATGTTTAGCCCCTCTTACCTCTGTACCTTCATGAACCAGGTTTGGGTCTGGCAAATATGACCTTAATCTATCAACTATCTCTGGCCAATCCTCTCTATTGGTAGATACTCTAACTGTAGGCCTATTACCGGAAATACAACCATCGCCTAATATAAACCCTAATACGTAGGGGTGTATTGGTAATTTAGTATAATTACCCTCAATTGGTACGGTTAATGGGGTTGAGTACCTATACTTGAAAGTACCAGAAGCAGTTTTATTCTCAACCTTATAATCCTTTAGTAAAGTCTCGGTATCTAAGGTTCTTAGTCTATCTTTAGCTTTACCCGATTTGAATACTGACCATAAATGGTCTCCAGCACATTCAGTACATGAGCCATCAGAAAAGGTTATTTTGTAAGTATCTAATAGACCTCTATCATAAATACCCAATAGCTTGATAGGTTTACCTGTAACTGGGTTAATTACTTTATCATTAAGAGTTAATTCCCCCATCTTTTTCCAACCATTAGCGGTTAAAACGGGTTCTTCTAAAGGTTGTGCTTTCCCTTTCCCATTTGGTGCCTTGATAAGTATGGTACAAGTGGGGTTTAATTGTAGATGTAAGGATTCTATTGAACAAAATCCTTCTGCCTCTAAGTTTAAGAACGTTAACATGATTCAGCCTTTTTAAGTGTTTCAATTAATAGATTAGTTTTAACCTCATCTTTAATACCTTTCTCTCTTAGGTATCTCTTTGCTAGAGACTTCTTAGAAAGTTGCTTAGTAATCTTATGTTTGTTATTAACTGGAGTACTAGCTTTTTGAGGGATTACCGTATAATAATTGCCATCATCATTAATATCCTCTTCCCTTTCTACATCGATGAACTTTGGGAAATTTTTCAAAGGTACAAACTTCAGAGACAAATCTTCATAGATTTTCCAATACCCTAATTCACAATCTCTATCGGTTCTCCTTTGATGGTTAGGTGCCCCAATCATATAAACCTTCTTTGATAATCTTTGAGGTTTGTGTATATGCCCACATAATACTAAATCGAACTTATTGAGAACATTCACATTTAAGTTTTCTACGGAATCTATTTCCCTACCATCGGTATCCTTTGCACCAGGATAATCAGTGTGTAGTAAAAGAATATTCTTTTTACTTTTATCTAATTCTAATTTCTTTAAGTATTCACTTAGACCCACATTATTATCAATATAAGGAACCCCATACACCATAATATTTTTATGTGTAGGAGATAATTGAGTTTTTTCATAATCTAATATCATGATACCATACTTCTCTACTTGATAAAGCCAGCTAAAGGGTTTAGTACCAACCTTACTTATTTTCTTAATATCATGATTTCCAGATATGGCATATATCCAAAATCCTTCGATTAGTTCGTTATAACATATCTCTGCCAATTCTTGGTCCATTGTTTCGGCCTTATGAAATAAGTCTCCACAAAATAATGCAGGACAGTTAAACCTTCTACATAATTTCCGTATAATCGACAAAACCCTGAAACTATTCAGGGTCCTGTGATTGTTCTCATTAAACTTAGCCCATAGATTTATATGTAAATCTGAAAAGGCTATTGCTATTACTTCTTTCCCCATATCCTATCTAAATGGTAATTGATTTGTTCCGTTCTCATACCTAAATTGAGCTCAGATATACAAATAGTGGGTATTCCCCAATTTGCAAGCAATTCCCCCATAAGAGATGATATCTGAACTTGGAAGAATCTGTTAAGTATTCTCTTACCATTATCTTCCATTGACCAATGCTTATAAGTATCTAGATTTAATGGTAAGAAGATTGCTACATCACATTGATCTTCCATTAAAGTCTTACATTGACAGAAAAAATGTTCCATTTCACATTCTGGTAAAGTTCTTGATTGCTTATACCAAAAATAAGCAGCCAAATCTGCATAACTCCTATCAGTTACGAAATATTCTCTATCCTTGAATAACCTATTCCTTTTGTTCAGAAGTTGAAAATCGGCTTTATACATTGCCTCCGAACCGAGGGATAATATTTCATTATGTGATACCCCTTCAGTAGCAGGTAATAAATCTGACATACTACCAGAAATAAAAGGTAGATCTTCTCTCTTAGCTACATACTTAGCTAAAGTAGTTTTCCCTATACCAGAGGGACCCACAAACATAATTCTCTTACTCATGATGTAATTCTTTAAAGGGTTTTATAAATTCATTTGTCAAGAAGGATGCTAAAGAGTATTCGATACAAAGCTCTTTGAATTTCTCATACTTAAACTTCTTCTTTGACTTAAGTGGTAACTTGTCCAATGGATTATGTCTTACAAACCAGAAGAGGTCAATCAATTGCTCATTCCTTTTCCATATTTGAAGATATTCTTTGTTCTTACTCTGAGCAATGAATTTCTCAATCCTACCTTCATCGAGTATTTTCCTTGCCTTTACTGGACCTATACCAGGAAACCCAGATATATCATCGGAAGTATCTCCAACCATTGCTAAATATTCTACTGTCTCATGAGAATGATATCCGAATAATTCTTTGCAATTATCCATCCTTATCATCTCATCTTTTCTGGGATTATATATCCTCAGGTTATTTGATAGCAACTGATTAAAGTCTTTATCCGATGATATAAGTATCATTTTCTCGGATTGGAATTTTTTAATTGCAAGGTATGCTAAGAAGTCATCTCCTTCATATACTGTAGATTTCTTTTTATCGAAGATATAATTAATTCTTAGCATACCCAGCATTTTCATTATAATTGCCTTTTGCTTTTGCAATGATTCGTAATCTACAGATATATTTTTTCTATGTCCCTTATAATTGGGCAATAACTTCGTCCTTACTGGTGAATGACCATTATCGAATGAAATATAAACCTCATCCGGTTCGAACCTTGTAAGATACATATGTAGAGATTTGAAAAATCCGAATATTGCCCCACTCGGTTTGCCATCGGTAGATTTAAGTTTTTCAAATTTGTGAAAACTTTGGTGAAGTAAATTACATCCATCAACCAATAATATGGTTTTCTTACTCATCGTCTTCCTCCTCCTCTTCGTCTTCCCCTTGAACATCGTCTACTGGGAATAGGTTAGTATTTAATGATTCTAGTTTCTTTTTAGTAGTTCCAATAGTATTTATACCGGCTTTTCTTAAAAGCTTACGTCTTAATTCATCATTCTCTTCTAGTAAAGCTAAAAATTTCTCTTCTCCTCTACAGAGAGTTTCTCCTTTATATTTATAAACTCCACCATTAGATTTTTGTATAATCTCTTCCTCTATAAGAATCTCATTTAACCAATATATCTTATCAAAACCTACGTCATGGTATTTAGAGTTATTATATACGGGAGCAGCTTTTATAGTCCCTCTTGGAGGAGCAACCTTATTCTTCATTGTACGGATTGAAGTTACTCTACCAATCTTTCTTTCCTTCCCTTTTATCTTCTTCGTTAAGGATTTACCTCCATATAAACCTATTCTTTGAGAAGCATAGAATTTTAAGGCAGCTCCTCCAGGAGTAGTATCAGGATTTTCAAACATACCTGCTTTTAGATTAGTACGTAATTGATTAATATAAATCTGAGTTACTCCCAAAGAGTATAACATTTCATTTCTTATACGGAAATATTTATATATGGCTTTTGCTCGATTACCCATATCGGCAGAAGCATTACTCATTTCGGAGTTTATATTTATTTCGGTGTCCAGAGCCGAAACTGAATCCAAAATTAGTAATATAGGTTCATTATTTACTAGCTGACTTCTCCAATATAATGCCATAGATGCAACCCAATCAGATATTTTTTCTATAGCAGTTTCTCTATAGATAATTACCCTACTTAAATCTAGTCCATTAATCTCAGCCCAAGAATTAGTAAAAGATTGTTCAGCATCTATCCACAAAACTACTCCATTCAAATACTGACAGGAATATGCGAAATCATATGCCATTAGACTTTTACCAGAGGATTCAGTACCAAATAACTCAAGTATCTTCCCATACGGAATTCCTCCACCTAAAATATAATTAAAAGCTAAAAATCTTGAAGGTAACCAAGGTAACTTAGAATCATCTTCTTCTAAAGCTATAGAAAAACCTGGGAATTTCTTCTTCATCTCATTCAGAGAGGGTACTTTTATTTTCTTCCTTGCCATAGTTCTTTAAATTTATATCTTATTATTTTATTTATCATTGATTTGTTCGTATTGAACATCTCTGCTAATTCCATAATACTAACACCATCACAATAATAGTCAAACAACTCTGGTATTTCTTTATTTACCCATCTAGGGCATTCTTCCCCTTTTTGTTTTCTACCATCTACTATCATCTGAGCCATATTCTCTTGGTGTGTACCCCAATATAGATTTTTATAATGATTATTTAATGGGTTATTATCTTTGTGACATACACAAGGTTTATTCTCTGGGTTAGGTATATAAGCTAAAGCTACTAACCTTGATACCGAGTATGACTTATTTCGTATCTTTACTCGTTTGGTACTATAGGTTGGAGTTTTAATCATTATCTTTACTCTCCTTTCTCTCCATACCTTTCCCAATTTACCAGCATCGTTCCCGTTAGGTATTACCCTTGAGTATATCTGACCTCTTTTAGAGATATAATATCCTGGACATCCAAGTATGTTATCATACTTTGCCATAATGTAATGTCTTTAAACTAAAGAAGGTGATAACAGAACGAATCCAATTACCACCTTCGAATGAAACCATATTACTAACCCTTAAATATCCGATTTGTATTTTCTTTTCTTTTTCTTAGGTTCATCATCTTCCATGTAATGGTCTTTGTGAACTCCCTTTTTCTTTTTCTTCTTGGGTTTATCGTCCTCATCATCACCGTGGTCTTCATTTAGATACTGTGAAAGTAAATCTTCCAACTCATCATAGGATTTGATTTGAGAACGAACTATCCCCTCAAGGTCAATTGTACCTTGATATTTCTTGTCCAACTTAGTTGGTTTGCAAGCACGAGCAGAATAAGTGGTGTCTAGTTTACCAGACCCTGAACGTATTATCTTAATATCATATCCAGTTTTTGGATCTGTCATATCACCTGCCTCATCTTCATCAAGGTAAAGGTCAATGATATCCTGGTATACTGAGCGAGGAACTAAAACTCCCTTATCTTTGCCTTCGTAATCTACCTTACTACCCTTTTCATCTGAGTAAATGATACCACCGATGACATATCTTCTTCTTGGCACCAAATTCTTGGCAAGTTCCTTGTCATCTTCATCCTTGGAGTTTTTCAATTCTTGGTATTTCTCCATGAATGGGCAAGGTTCATCAAAAGTAGCCGGAGATATAACTCCTCCCAAATTGCCACCCAGGTAGAATTGAATAACTTCGATACCCAATTCTTGGTCATCACCGGGAGATTTAATTCTCATTCTCAGTGTTCCTTCTTTTGGATATACTAACCCACTACCATTTCCCTTGGATTCTAGCTGTTTCTTTCTAGCTAGCATCTTTTCTTTTGTAGAAAGTCCCTCTGATGAAACTTTCTTTTCCTTCTTGTCTTTTATCATAATGATTAGTTTTAATTATTCGGTTCTGAGTAAACTACTTCGTTCATACTCAATACGGTAAGAACGTTTTTCTCTAAAAGCTGTTTGAGAGCAGGAGATAGTTTGTCCGTTTCGAATTCAAGTTCTTTACCTGCATACAAACCATAGGTAACTATTCTACCTACAGCAACCAATTCTCGGTAGGTTTTGTATTCTTCGGTAATTTCCCCACTCTTTACTACAACTCCTTTACGAGGAACTCCCTCTTTTACTTGTTCAGGGATAATCAAACCGGATTTAGTTTGATTTACCTCCTTTGGAGATAAAATAAGTACCCGGTTTTCTGTTGGGCATCCGGGTAATTCTTGATTAAATTTCTCAGCTACAAGAGGTGAGATAAATGTCATTGAATAATTCATATTCTAATACTGTTTTTAAAAGTTAGTAATTAATTATAGTTCAATAGGTTAACCCTTTCTTAGATTCGCATTAATAGTTCTTAGTATATTCTCCCGACTCTCATAAGCTTTACATATAGCTATGAACTTATTTGCTTTTTCTACAGCTTTTAAGTATCTCTCATAAATAGAAGAATACTTCTTGTTAAGATTTGCCTTATGAGAAACATATTCGTTATTCCACCTTTCATTAGCATCCTTATAATATACCCAAGCATTGGAATAGGCTTCATCCTTTTCCCTTGCTAGAGCATCTCTTTCTTTTATATACTTGTCTCTCAGGGAAGCAAGTACATAATAACTAGAAGGAGATTCTCGTAGCTGAGAATTAATGATATTCTCATTGATAGATAATTCCTTTTGGATATCAATCTCAATAAGTTTACCTTCAAATTTAACCTTTAGTTTTTTCAGTTCCGTCTTCATAAACTTCTAATAGGTTTTTAAAGTCTTCTTTACTAAATTCCCCCTTACTTATTGCTTTAGTTACTTGAGCAAAAGCCATTTGATAAGAGAGTTTCATACCCGGCAAATTAAGAAGAGATTTATAGATGCTTATCTTATCTACCAAAGCCATTAATCTTAAGTCGCATAAGTTATCGGTACCACCTCTATCGAGTAATGCTAAAAATGCAGCCCAATAAATATGGGTGGCATCTTCATAAGCAAGTTTACCATCCTCATCCGTAGCCATTACTTTAAAAGCCAATCCCTCTAAAGTAGTAAGATTAGTTTGTACTTGAGATAACTGAGTCTTTAATCGGTTAAGTAACATTTTTTCTTGTCCACTCAACCTTAGATTAACCACATCTAAATACTTAAGTAAATTTTCGATAGAATAACCTAAGCAACCTGCAACCATATAAGTAAGGGCAGTTAACTTACTTGCATTATCAATCTCTTTCTGTGTTGCCATAATTCCATAAATTTATATTATTTATGTAGACATAGTATCTTCTCTTTTCACTCCTGTAATGGTAGATACTGAATCTGAATGCTTTATATTAGTTTTACAATTAGGACATTGTACTATCTTAAAATAATCACCCGATTTTTTATAAACCCCAAAAGTTTCACTATTGTCATATTCAAATTCACAATCACATATTGGGCATTTAGCTCTCCATACCGTGGGTCCGTTCAAAATCTTTTTCATATTGCTTCATTTGTTTGTTAAAACGTTTCTTATACTCTGAAATAGGTATGTGTTTATATTTCTTATGTTCTTCCATATATTCTTCTACTGAGAAATCAGGTTCTAACATTTTCTTATAATCATAACCCGGAATAAAAGGTAACTCTTCTGCCATTGACCTACCAATAACAAACTCCATGTCCATTGTGACATCATCTATCTGAAAGCCGAAGTATGGCTTAGTTAATGGGTTCCTATAAATTTGCCACATCTCATATATACTCCAAATATTAATATTCTCTGGTTTAGTAATCTGATAATTAGCATCATGTACCAAACATACAGACTTAGTAGAGGGTAATTTACCTTGTCTCATTAAGTAGTATATGAGAATACTTCCAAATAAACACATATCAGATGCTGCTGATTGACATGGGAAATTTAATGCTAATCTCAAAGCATAAGCTTCTTCTCCCTTATCATTTGAATATATTTGGGGTAATCTTCTTTTCCTCCCAAATAATGATACCAGATGCCCATTCTTTCTAAGGAATTTCTCTTGTTTCTTCAAGAAGGTCTTCAACTTGGGGTGTTGACCAAAGAAGATGTCCATTTCCTTTTGGGCTTCTTCTGGTGTAACTATAATACCAGATTTTGGGTCAGATAGTTTTACTGCTAGTAATTTTGCACCAATTCCATAAATAAGTCCAAAAGCAATTTGTTTAGCTTGCTTTCTTCTCACCTCCCATATCTTATGTTCTGGATGATTTTCATCCTCATATATCTTAAGAGCTTCTTCATAGGGTATATGATATTTATTAGCAGCAATTGCTAAGTGAGGGTCCTGACCAGAGTTAAAAGCATTAAGATAAGTTTCATCTCCAGATAGATGAGCCATAATTCTTAATTCTGCCTGGCTAAAATCACTAGCAATATATAAGGTTCCTTTAGGAGCTTTTAATTGTAATTTAATATTGGGGTCTACGGATGTCTTGGGAATTTGTTGAGCATTGGGTTCTGCAGAGGATAATCTTCCACTTGTAGTCCCATGAATAAGAAATCTTCCATGTAATCTATCATCATCTTGAACTTTTTCATTCCAACCCTCTATATAGGTTTTATACATCTTCTCTAAACCTCGTAATTCAAGAAGCCTATCAAGGAAAATTGCCTTAGGTGAATCTGGTTTTTTAACGGTTAACCTTAGATTAGTAAGAGTCTCTTCATCTGTACTTGGTTTACCGGATTCATTATTCTTAATTACCTCAAAATGAAAACCTTCTTCCGAATACATCAATGCAGGTAAATCAACTGAACTACCCAAATTGATAGGTCTTATCAATTCTTGTTCCTTTTTAGTTGTGAATATACCAGCCTTGATATTTGAGATTTTCTGTTCCCTTGATACAATCTTTCGTTTATCTTTTGGATCATTATAATCTAGCTCCTCAAGTTCAGCTTCGATAGATTGAATATATTTATCAATCTTTTCTTGATTATACTTCTTTTCGAATTTCTTTACTCTTGGCAAATCATATATAGCTTGTCTAGCCGCATCTATTTTTGGTTTATATGTTTCCAGTAGTTGATTATTGAACTCTCTATCTAGATACAAACCATTCTTCTCTACTGAAGTGAGTACCCTTGATGCAGACATAATTAAATTCCTGAAGGTACTGTACAAACCAAGGTCAATCAGCTTCTTTTCAAAGAATATCATTAACCTAAGAGTATAATCCGTATCTTGACATCCATAATGGCAAAGTGGGTCTAACTCTTTTTTATCCCAAGGTATTTTATCGAAAGCATCTTGCTTCTCATAATTACCATACTCTGGTAAATACCTTCTTACCATTGATTTTAAATCATTAGGTTTTTCCTCGTTTAGTAGATATTTTGCAAGCATACCATCTAAACAAGTACCTCTATAGAATATTTGATATTTCTGGTTTATCTGGTCATCAAACTTCCAGTTCCATGCAACCTTGGTTATCTCATAATTCTCAATTACCTCTTCCCCAAATTTCCTTAGCATCTTTTTCCAATTCCAACCGGGTGAAGTATAATCTTTTGTTTCGAAATGGTCTAAAGGAATGGAAGCACCAAACCCTGGCATCCAGGATACTGAGAGTATAGTTGGCTTAAAACCCTTATTATATATTGGTTCTGCATTTGTTTCATAGTCACAGCAAGCATAACCAGTAGCTTTACAACAAGCAATAAGTTTTTTAAGCTCTTTCTTGTTTTTTATTATTGTATACCGTGTCTCCATATTTTAAAATAGAAAAAGGGACATACCTACCAGTAGTAGATACATCCCTCATTATTAATACTTCTCTTGTAAATCTTCCAGATTGGATGATAATGCTAACCAATCCTTCTTATAAGCATGAAGAGAATCAATAGTATGATACAGATAACCGGGTTTAACCCCAACCTCTTTAGCTACGTATTCCATAAGTTTCCATGCAAGGTATATATCATTACCGAAATGTTGTACAAAGTCAGAGCTTCTTTGGTGATAACAAATATGTAATACCTTCTCTCCTTTACCATTCTGACGAATAAGGAAATCGTAATACATAGAGCAAGGAATACGTTTACTACCATCAAGGAATCTTAAATCTGTACCATGGAATATAGGGAGTACTGCCTTACGAGTATCATTATCCCTTTTAAGGAGTTCGATAACAGATTGCATGGCAGAATCACAATTGAATGATGTACTACCATACAGATATAATTGATTCCAAATACGTTCTGGATAAGTATAATCAAATCTACCATTCACCAAGAACTGTTCCCATAAATCTTTTCTCAGTTCCCAAGCTTTACCAGGATTTAATTCGTACCAACCAATTCTTTCCTCAAACTCAGCATCTGCCCATTCCTTTGAATGAGAGAATATGAATAACCATACTGGGTCTCCAAGTGAAGTTAAACAATATTGTTGGCAAATGAGTTCTTTTATAATAAAATCCTCATTACCTTCAATCACTTTATTTTGATAAGTCTTTGGTTTTGCAGTTTGACCATAACTGTTGAGTTCTCTGCCCATTTCGGACATTAACTCAAAACTGTTAGAATATATCCTCATATAATATAAATATTTAATTGTATGACATTGTAGAACTAACCCAGGTCATATGCCAGTAGCGAAATACAAAATTATCAAAATCCTCTACCTCTTTCATTAACAAGGGTATATCTGGTTCTGCACCGTTCTTTTTAATCTCAAAAACTTGGTAATAGAATTTGTTTACTAATCCTATACGCTTCTGATTTAAAAATTCCTTAGCTTCCATTGTTCTTTTGTTTTAAAAGTTTCTTTTTATAGGCTTTACGTTGAGAGTAAGAGATTACATTCTCCGGGTATTCTATATCCTCATACTCGAGAAGTAATTCTTTTGCTTTCATTGATTTATATGTTTCCTCATATAAATCTGGTCGAAGCACTTTAAAACTTCTAAAGAATACCTTGAATGAAGAGAATTCCTTCTCTGTACCCTTTTGGAATTTCTTCCATACCTCTTTTATTCTCTTATTCCAAGCATTCTCTTCTGCTCCTTTAAGTACCTTCTTCAAAGGTTTATGGGTATGATACATTAGAAGTGTCTCCACATTTCCGTACATTTGAGTCGCAAATAGGTTGATTTGTACTGACTGGTCCGGCCCATATACGTACTCTGACATTCGTTGAATTAATAGGAAATCGAATATTAACCTCTTGGTAATTTCCGAAGCCCGAACTACCATTGTAATAACTGGGATGTCCTCCCCGAATCGTTTTGAAAAAGTCGCTGCTATTAGACATTGTTTACCATTGTCATGGTGATTATTAAACATATAGGTTATATTGTAATTCTGATTGTACTTATTTCTCAGTACTCTCAGTTTACTACGCAACAAGTCAAGCTTATTAAAGTCTATGTAGTTATTCAATAAGCTAGTCCACTTAGTTTCTTTATAATTGAAACATCTTCCATAATCAAATTCTGGGTCTACCCATGCTTTTCGTATCTTTATAAATACGTTATACACTACTGCTACCCCACTATTAGCCATAGCCCCCTTTCCAAATAAAGCAGGCTCTAATCTTAGGAATCCCTCATTGAGTTTTTCCCATGCCTCTTGTGAAGTAGCAAATTCTAACGAATGGAGGGACTCCTCCGTATTAAGTTGAAGCCCCTCTAATTTCTTATTCCACCCTGACATTAATAATTAGTATTTTGTCTCCATAAATTGAGACGTTGTTTTTTAAAGAATAAACTAAATAATCCGCAAGGAGTAAACCCATTCATGGCTAAGAATCCCATATAGAGATAGAAAGCTTTTACTAATAATTCCTGAAAATCTATTTCTTTAGTCATCACTTGAGTTTGTTTCCAGGGTCTACACTTAAGGAAGTTCCTTGCTTTATTGAGTTCATATATTACTTCCCATAAATATAGCTTCTCGTTTTCATGAGATATCTCGCTCATTTCATGAAAACCTGGGGTATAAGAAACTATCTTATCATACTCTGCTCTATCCTCTCTTGCCCAATCGGTTGAACTTAATATAGGATATTTCCTTACACTTCGATGATCTGGGTACTTGATGAGTAGGTCTTTGACTCCGATTGCCATTACCTCAAATAAACTCTTTGCATCTTGGTATTTCAGAATATCTTCTGGCAATATATTAGAATACAAAAGCAAAGTAAAGAAGAATCCCAAGGCATCTGCTTGTTCCTCATTTGCATTTGCTAGATGATTTAATACCTGAGTGTATTCTTCTGAGGTTAAGCAATCATTATTCCATCCATAATCACGATATATAGATACTACTTCATCGGTAGATTCGAATCCTTCGGTTAATTCCTCAATAACCCTACCAATAAAATCCTTTAGGATAACTTGGTTCTTTGGGTTATTTATATCTAAAGGATAATCTGGTAACTTCTCTATAGATTTATATCCAGAGAATTGTTCTATCCCAAGATCATACATTTCTTGTAGTATCCGTGCCTCAGTTTCTTCTACCTGAGGCACTTGTTCATTTATATTCCTTATGTCCACTATTTTATGTTTTGAGATGAACCAAATCCTTTATCTCCTCTGCTTCCCCACATTTGTGATTCAGTATAAAACTCCTCTTGCTGAATCTCCTCTGGCTCGGTAATATAAATTGGTACATGAATAAATTGTACCAGCTTTTGACCAGCCTCGATAATCTGAATTTCTTGAGAAGTGTTATATATCCCAATATGTATCTCTCCAACATAAGGGGAATCCACTATCTCGGCAGTAAAGATTAACCCTTTCTTAGTAGCTATACCAGATTTGTTTGCTGCCATTAACATAGATGCAGGAGGTTCTAGCAAACCTTTGATACCCGATGGAATAAGTATCCTATGCCCAGGTTGTAAAGCTATATGCCTTACGAAATGTTCACTAAAGGGTATATCCAAATCATACCCTCCTGAATCTAATTCATTCTTAGAATGGATATCCTCTGAAGTCAGGTTGGTTGGTACATAAAAATCTAACCCAGCATCATTTGGGTTTGCTCTGTTGGGAGATACTACCTCCCTTACTTTGATAAATCTAAATCTGTTCATAATGTATTACATTTACGTAAAAGTTGTCCAAAGGTTAATTTCTCGGGTCTAGAAACATGTACTCCCAATGAATTACACATCCTGATTACATCGGTAGAACCCTCCATACATAAATTAGCAAGTACATCTTCTTGCTTTACAAAATAGTTTGGGTTGTTAAGGTATACCTTGAACATAGCCCATATCATCTCTATTGGTTTCATTATTTAGTACACTCTTTATAAAGTTCTCTAATACGTTTTCTGGGTACTTCGAATTTCTCAACTGTTTTGGTAATAATTTCTTTTCTGTCTTTCCCTTTCCGAATCAAGCCTCGGATGTATTTCTTGATACCAACCGTATCTTCTAATACATCCAAATCCTTGTATTGATTCTTCTGTTCTAGCTCTTTCCTTGTGATATTCAAGTTCTGAGACATCTTAAATGCACATAGCTCTGAGTCTCCGCATAGTTTACATTCCTTAGTTGATAAATCATACCCAATACCAAAGCAAGGGTCTCCATTAGTCCCCAGAGTACTTACATCTATGGGAGTAAGAATATCTTGCTTCGATAAGTCAGGAAGTTGTTTCTTTTTCTTAGCCATTATATATCTTTTTTTACGTTTATAAAATGTATATTTCACTGTTATCTTCTATGGGAACATAGGAATAGCCGATGTTATTTATAAATAGTTCCCTGAGTTTATATAATTCTTGGTATGAATTTCTATCATAGCTCTCTTGACATACTTTGACTACCATACCATTACTCCAGTACAAACAAAAGAAATGAGTAAAACATTCTGGGGTATTTTGAGAAGTTTCCAAGTTTGATATCCATATCAAATCTCTACAGTTGAATACATGTTTAGGATTATGTACCTCTCCCACAACAAGAGACTTAAACGACTTAAACCATTCTTTAATCTTCTTCATCATAAGTGTAATTAAGGTGTTTACAATGGGGACAGACCCATTCTTTTAAATGCCATCCCTTGATTTCTAAATCCTCTTTATGAAAACGTTTCTTACATGAATGGCATTGATAGCCATCCTTAGAAAGTATGAAGTCTAAAGCGAGTATTATTATCATAATAACAACCGCTGTAATTAAAATATATTTCTCCATCACTGAAAGCCTTTAATTTTCTTTTTAGTGTTATTGGGTTTTCCTTAAGAGTACCCAGCAATAAATACCGGATGCAGAGATTTGGATTATCCTCCAACCTTCTGATAAGAGAGTAGTTAGTTTAGTATCATCTTCATCTCTGATACATATTAGTTTATCATTATTCATAATGCCTATATGCTTATTAATTGTAATCTTCTTTTCCTCCTACGGAGAAAAAGTAAATACTCATAGTACTTCTAGTTAACTCTTAATAAGGCTATGGTTAGGATGTTTCTTCCATAGCTTATCTAACAATATTACTTTCAATTCTTGTCTCTGATAATATTGCTTCCTATGCTTACCATGCCTATCTAAATAAGGGCCAGGATAATGAAGGTCATCCAGGTATACTTTCTTTTTCGATTTATCGGTTCTTACCAAACGACCAAGAAACTGAATAGATTTTTCCTGACTATCCATGCTTGCTGCATTAAGTAAATACCTAAGCTTAGGAAAGTTTTTACCTCGAGCAATGATTGTAGTTGATACCAGGATATCTATTTTGCCTTCCCTAAAATCCCTCATTATTTGTTGTCTTAACTTAGAGGGAGTATTAACATGCACGTAGGCAATATTATAGGCATCGCCCAGTTTCTTTTTAAAGAACTTATATAGATTTTCACAATGTGCAATATGCTTGCATACTACAAGAGCAGGATATCTACCTTGATTAATATTCCATCGTAATCGATTATAAGCCATGGTCCACGCGGTATTATTTTCGGTAATAGAATCATCATATATCTCCTTATAGGATATACAATCAGATTCCCAATTACCATACCAAGGTTTACCGGGTACCATCTTTACGATAGTTTTAGTTGAGTAACCCTTCTTGATGGAATCCTTAAGTTTAAACTCAGCAATCACTTTACCAAAGAAACATTCTAGGTTCATGTTCTTGACCTTATCCTTAGCAAGTTTACTCATATAAATGGTACCAGATAACCCTATACGAATTCTGGTATTAAACAGTCGGGTGATTACATTCTGATATTGCTTACTACCTCCCTGGTCAGCCTCATCCACAAGTACCATATCTATTTGAGATAATTCCTTTTGATAGAACCTCATATTCCTTGAGATGGATTGAACCATACCTATAGTAAAGTTACTCCAGTTTAAAACCTTGCCTTGAACAAAAGTGATATCTTCTCCCGGAAGATATTGCTTAAATTCTTCTCTAGCTTGATTTAACCAATCTGAGTCATTAGTTATTAGCAAAGTCTTTAACTGCTTCTTATAGGATAAATATAAAGACGACATGATAAGTGTGTTATGAGATATGAATCCATTAGATAGGTAATTCTGATACTTAGGTATCTCCATATCATAACATGGGTATTTATCTAAGATTTCTATCTTATCTATTTTATCCCAATAACAATTACTAGAAATATTTAGTAATTCTGTAGCTTTATCATTATTAGAGCCTAAGAATTCTACTAAGCAATTAAAAGCAGTTAAAGTTAATCTATTATGATGACTTACCTGTGTACTTATAACTCTACCATAGGTTTTTCTAAACTTACCTTTTTCTTTCCAAGAAAGCTTATCATAAAGTTCTTTAGCAAAATTACTAAAAGGTAGTTTATTACTGTAGTTATTCCGTTGAGAATTGCTAGGAATACATTTTCTTTCAATCCTCATGGGTATTATTTCTAGAAACTCATCATAAAATTCGCTATGAATAGTTATTCTATAAGCTATACTCCCTTTACCATTACATGAAGTCTTCTTGGGTTTAAGACAACAAGCTATTCCTAAAGATAATAAAGCTTGTTGTACTCTACGAGCATTTTCAAGATTTACAGTAGTAAAAGATAAGGATCTTCTACCATGAGATGATGAATTATGCCCATCTGTATCAAATAAACCTGCTATATAATTCCTTAAGTCATCATAAGAAGCCTGAAGAATCTTATCGGGTATGTACTTTTCATGGGCAGTACCAATTAATTCTGGATATTCCTCTTGAAGTAGTTTAGCAAAATTAGTATCGGATTTAGATATATGAAAACCTTTAAATCTTTTGTGGGGTTTTATTTCTACAGGAGTTTTACAGATTTCATCCATAGTAGCTTTAACTACTTCGGCTACTTCTATATCTTGACCTGATATAGATATGTTTATTTGATTTTTAGAAACTTGATGAATATGACCATCTCCGGATAAAGCTCCCAAAGTATAGCTAAGGTTTTTACCTATGGTATTTTTAGAATGAGTATATTCTAAGGAGATAGGTAAACAATCCCCTTTCTTTAAATCCTTGACATATACCCATTGTAGATTATCTCCATAATAAGTATATAATCTGTGATTTTCATATCCACAGATTAGAGTATAACCCTGAGAAGTAGTTATCTTTACTACCTTAATCTCATTATAAACTCCTGCATTAGGTTTTACTAATACACCCTCTTTAGTAAGGACTTTACCTTTATATCGTATCTTACCTGTTTCAGATATGATTTTTTCTATAGGTAATAACCCATCCTCAGTATGTATTAGGGTACCCTTACCGGTGCATTTACCGGCATTAACCGTGTAATCTAATACACCAATATGGAAAGGTGTATCACCTACTCGATTATTAATCACAGACTTAACTGCTTTCTCTTGCTCGGGTCTTAATTTATATTTACCTATATTCGTAACTACTTTACTGACTTTAGGTAAGGGTTGTCTCATATCTACAACTTTAGGTTTAATCCCCATTTCAATACACATATCGTATACCTTAGGAAGTAAACCTATTTTAAATTGCCCAGTCTTGGTAATGTAGTGAATTTTACCATCCCAATTCTGCATACCTCTTTGCCTTGTACGTAAGTAGAAAGCATTTGGATGTCGAATGGCAAACTCATTATAAAGTTTCTGTGCGAACTTAAGAGGTAAGTCAAGTTCACACATATTTCCATTCTGAATAATTAGCTTACTCATTTGATAATTACAGTTACACCCTTAGTAGCTTTATCCATGCCCATTGCTTCCTTGAGAAGTTTCATATGATGCTCCTCATCCGCAATCAATTTCTCAAGGAAATAATTCACGTCATCGTAATCTGGACGTTCCTCGTATTGAGCAATTGCTCTTTGGATTTTCTTGTAGTGACCAATAGTTTCTATCTCGGAATTCAAAGCAATCTTTAAAGCTTGTTCCCAAGTAGAACCAATCTCAATCGTAGGATTAATATTCATGGTAGAGTAATCCTCATAGGGATCTGCCTTTTGTAAAAAGTCCGATATCTTATCAAGGTGTCTCATCTCTACCAAACCAATACCCAACATCAATTCTGATACCTCCTCGAATCTAGAAGACTGTTGGGTATACATAATAATTGCACTTAGTTCTGAGAACTTGGCATTCTTCCAAATCACATAGAACATATTAATTATCTCATCAGGCCAAGGGTCGATATCCTTAAAATCTGGATAAGTTACCGATTGGTCTGAATACTTGAGGACATCTATAAAAGCATTAGCTGCATCCTCTACTCTGTTTCCGAAAAATTGTAAACCTTTCATATTACTTTTTTAATTATTAATTTTTTCCCAGAGAGAACCTTCAACTTCGGGTTCCTCTTCCAGGGATTTTTTGTTCTTATACTTATATAAATACTTATTGTATCTTTCAATTGCTTTATCCGTATACATCTGTGCAATGTCTGGTAAACCATTACACCATGCAAGAGATTCAAACTGAGCATCGATGAAGGTCTTATAATCCCAACCTTCTTCTTTTAAGAAGTCACCAACCTTTGCAAAGTGTACATACTTCTCTGGTTGATTTTCATAAGATTCATATATACCAGTTGCCTTAGCAATCTTACCTATAAAGTAATCATGTATCTCTTTGGTAAGTTTTAAATCTGAATTTTGTAACTCTATCTCAGCATCTACTTGATTAGTGATGTTTTCTTGCATAGATAATAACCTTTGCATAACATTACGATAATCAGTCATCCTTTTTAATCCAGTCTCTATATACTTGATAAAACCTTCCCTGGTATCAAGTTTAAAATCCTCACAAAAGGTATTACATATCTCTGCAAGCTTTTTACAATTTGCCCATTCTCGAGAATTACTTTCATTTATTTTACGAACTCCCCTATGCTTTAACTTTATACGAGTTGCATATAAAATATCAGCAACAAGGGCAGCATCCCCCTTAGATGCTAGTAAAATGTTATTAACTCGCTTAGTATTCTTATTATTAGAAACTAAGACTGCTCTATGATTTATTGCCTCCTTTCGAGCAATAACAAAAAAAGCCTCAACTGGGAAGTTATCTACCTCTAGGGTATTTAATATTTCCTCAAACTGAGACTTAGTTATATGGATAGATGGTTCACGCATAAATATATTATTTTATAATATAATAGGAACTCCCTATTTCAATGAGTTTCTGATTGATATCAATTCTTGATAACTTTGGTACCTGGTAGCATATACTAACTTAAGTGTCTGACTTCTCCCTAAATCATTTACGTCTTTTCCGTCTGGTAAAAACACCACCTTGACTTTTTTATATGCAACAAGCTTGAGAGCCAAGTTGATGGCATATTCTTTTGCGTCTGGGTCCAACAATATAATAAATCTTTCGCATTGGGATTTAAGTAACTCATTGACTTGGAATGCAGATATAGCTTTGCCCATTGTGGCAATTGCTCTATCCCCAATTGTGAGAGCATTAAGTGCCCCTTCGCAAATGAATACCGACCGATACATCTCCAATGCGTCATGATTAAAGATGATAAACTGTTTTCCCAAACCGGTGATGTCTTTGTCTGGGTTATTATACCTGGGTCCTTTTCCGATAACATTTCGAGCATTGTAATACCTAAGTTGTCCTCGATAATAAAACGGGATGATAAGGTACCCATATGTCGTACCCATTGTTCCATATCCGATACCGTATCTTGAAAACTTCTCGAGATTAAAGCCGCGTTTCTTGACATACCCTCGAATGCTTTTTGCAAGTTGGCTGTCTCCAAGCGAAATATTTCTAAATCCATCTGGGAGATATACGGGCTTACTTTCGGCAAGTTCGATTTTCTCTTCCTTAAACTGTAGTTCATCAAATTGCCCATTGTTCAAAAAATTAATTAGTTCATGGTACTCAGTAAATCCTTCTATATCCATTATTAGTTGAGCAGGAGAAGGATGGGCATTACATCTAAAACAATTGGTTCTATACATAGAAAGGTTAACTCCCAACTTATGTTCTCTCCCACAATAGGGGCAAGTTGGTATACGCATCCAGCCATGTCGATATTCAAAAGCTCCAAGTCTTTTAATGAAATAAGTTTTGAGCTTAGACTTAAACTGATTTGTTATTTTCATAAACTTCTATTTAAGTAGTGACTAATACTAGCTTTACTTAGCTTATACTTTTCTCCCAATTCTTTATTGGAGTAACCCTTGGCTTTATCCCTAATTAACTCTCGTACCCTATCATGTCCTAATCTATATCTCTTTTTAGTTTCTTTAACGTATCTATGAATATGGGTTATATTGTATTTCTGTTTTAGTTCCTTTATAGTAACACCGTTTAAATAATCTTTATTAAGATTAAGTATATCCTTTCTAGATATGGGTACTTTACCTTGAGGTCTAAATCTATTATCCCTGATACACTGTTGTATATTTTCTTTCTGTGTACCCCAATAAAGATTAGTATGTATATTATTGCAAGGGTTATTATCTTTATGACATACATGAGGTTTACTCTCTGGGTTAGGTACCCAAGCTAAGGCTACTAATCTAGAAGCCTGAATCCTTTTAGTTTATTACTATCTCTTAATATATGATATATCCTACCCCGATTGAGGGTACCTTTTAATAACATCCATACTTTTCTTTTAGGGTAGTATCTATATAACCTACTTCTCTTAGAAATATAATAATCTGGCCACCCTACTATATTAGAGATTAACTTTCTTTTAGATATCACCTGATTTCTTCTCATACTTTTCTTTATTTGCAGAGGGATTATCTTTAGAACTCTTCATCATAGAATCTAATACTCCAGAATACACTTCATCATATTGTTTACGTTGTTCCCTTGTAAATTCCGTACATCTTTGCCTTTCGACATCGCATTTGAATAATGCTCTACCGGAAGGAAGACCATCCCTTTGTACTACTATCTCAACTCGAAGAATATTATCTTTCTCTTCTTGCTCAGTAGAGTTAAGACCCATGATAACCTGGGCATTACGAACAATGGCAATTGAACCAGAGATATCATTCTCATCGTATCTAGTAAGCCTATGCTTTTTACCTTCACGAGTAATGTGATGGGCAGTCCATATAATATCTAAATGTAATTCCTCGGCTAAGTTCTGAAGGTCTACGTATACATTAGATATCCTTTCGAAATCTTCTCTATCACCCGCTATTGATGCAAGTTTACCAGCGTAGTCAACCATAAGAACTTTAATATCAATCCCTTGATTACGAAGCTGAATTATCTTCTCTCTTATATAAGCGGTATTAGTAATCATCGCTGGTACACGCTCAACTACTAATTCAACTCCAAACCTTGCAAGTTTCCTTAAATGCTTTGCCTCAAGTTTATCATACTCACCAGAGTATAATTCTTTCTTAGTTTTATTGATACTGGATTGAATAAAACGGTCCATGATTTGTTCTTGGCCATTTTCTGTATCAATATATAATACTGACTTCTTCATTCTGAGATAACCTCTTGCAAGGTTTACCATAAAGAAGGTTTTCTTTGCCTTGGGTTTATCCAATATCACGTTAACTGAATGCTCTGGATAACCTCCTGCATTAGTTAGTTCATTCAACTGCCTAAATGGGCAAGGTATAACTGAAGGTTCTGATTGTCTTCTAAACTGTCTCTCAGTAATATCCCGAATCATATATAAGGGTTCATCCTCTTTCTTAGGTTTACTTTTCTGAAGTACCTTTTCAATCTTCCTCGAATACTCTTCGTATTGTTCGAAGTTATCCAAATCGAAGGAATCATTTAAGTTCTTCATCTCAACATAAGTAGAGAACTGATATATCCTTTCTTTAATATAATCCGAATCCGATAAAGGTATATGGTACAAATTACTTATTATCTTTTCTATATTAGGTATATCACCCTTCGTTACCAAATCAACGTATGTTTTGGATTCTAGCAATTCTTTTATTACTTGCTTTAGAATATTCTCTGAAGGCATCTTACCTTGCTTTTTAAAATACTTAGCAATGCCCTCGAATATAAGAGCATGCTCTATGAGAACCAGATAATTAGCTTTAACCCTCTTTAGGACTAAACCTCCCTCCTTATCCCTTAAAACAAACCGGAGTATCTCTAATTGAAAATCCGGACTGAACGAAAACTTAACTTGTTCTTTAAATTTCTTCATATCTATATTGCAATATTATATAAACTAATAGATTTTGATAGTACCGAGATAGTTCTAAGTATGTTGACATCTATCTAGAAACTACTAATCCACTACCTTAAGCTCCCGAATATTTAATATTATTATTTTATATAAGAAAAAATACTTATATTTGCATAACGAATATTTAAAAACATGGGAAAAAGTAAAGGAAATAACGGTTCAGAGCTTCATCGATTAAAACCTATGCAAGAATATGATGAAGCTACTTTCAACAGACTTTATAAAGTTTGTAAGCCAGTAATTAGAAACCTTACCAGACAGATTGATTATAAACGATTTAATCTTACACCGGATATTATCCAATCTTATTTCTGGGATAAGATGTTATTTGTTTTCAACAAATACTATGGTGAATGTACTGAAGAACATCTTAAAGCAAGAATCCTTGCATCACTTAGTACATTCAAAAATAAATTGCTTCGTTCTGCATACGGAGAACAGGCAGAGTATAATCAAAGCCTCTTTAAACTCGATGACTTATTCGATAATGATAAAGAATTAGAGGATGATACCGAAGAAGAGAAAGCTAAATCAGAAATGCTTGATATGATGTATACTTATATGAAGGATAAGCTTTCTCCAGATGCCTATCTTTTGTTTGAGGTATTAATTACTCCTCCCCCTTTTATCAAGGAAAGGCTTGAAAATAGTACTCGAATAACTAATATAATGCTTATCGAATTTTTCGAAATGCCTAAGACTAATGAATCTATGAGATATATATCAGAACTTAGACAAGATATACAATATTGGGAAGACCGAGCTAAAGAAGAACTTAAGTATTAACACAAAAGAAAAGGGGCGTTTCCCAACGTCCCTCTCCCAATTAATTTTTACTACGCAAAACACAGATTGTAAACAAATGTTTACTCTTAAACAATACAAATAATACACATGAGTTTTAATACTACTAAATAACTAATAACAACTTTATGATGATATCTTTTGGATATATCGTAATGTAATAGTCGGTGGCAATTTTTCAATATCCAAAGTTTCTACCGAAGTTTCTTGTAAGAAAGATTCCCCTAATAGGTTCCAGCTTACTACGATAGCACCATTTTGAATACCCTTGGTAGGAGTTCCTCTACCGAAATCTCCATTCAATCCCGTCTCCCTATTAAAGAAAGATTGAGGACGAACGTTCTCCCAGTTATTGGCATCATCTTGTTTACCTTTAGATACACCAAGAGCATGCCTATGCTTAGGAAGGTCATCACCTTTAATTGAGATTAAGAAGTTACCCTTAGTGGGTGTATAGTAATCTCCGACATTCTGTAGCATTACTTCATCTCCAATCTGAACTCCTCCAGCTTGGTAACCAATAACTATTCTACCAGCTGCCTTAGTATATTCTGCCCAGCCCTCCGGTATTACATCGGTTTCCCAAAGAATAATAGAACCGATTGGTAAGTTAGCAGTACTCAGAGATTCAGAGAATTCTTTTCTGATAGCCTCAATTTGACTATCAATGTATTGCTTGATATTTAACTTAGTACCCGATTCATCTACTACTGGAAAGCCTGAATTTATCTGTTCTACTCTTTTCACTGATTCTTTCATCATACTCTGGGCAGCAGTAGTATAAGGGATTTCTTGAAACTTACCTTGATAGGGTACGATAGCAAAGTTCTCATTTCGTTTGGTCATTGCATCAGTACCCTTACCATATACTCCGATAAGAACAACGGAAGTTTTATTATTAGAGTAATAAGGGCAAGCACTCTCTACCATCTCTAGAAGATTGCTATAGGTCATATCGTAATTAGAATATACATCATTATTAATGATATCCGGTGTACGATTCTCTTCGGCAATCGGATAATAAATATCCAGAGACTTTTTAAACAAGGTGTAGAAGCTTTCGGAGGATTCATTCCAATAAGCTACAAAGTCTACTGGGTTATCTACAGGTTCGGAGATAGTAGTGTGTACTGCAAAGAGTAATACCTCTTCCGTTGAACCTTGGGTACCTTGGATGTTCTCAATGGTAATAGTTTGTTCATCAGATATAAATACATACCCATCCCTTGAAATACACCCAAAGTTTACATCTGGCAATTCTCCATCTTCTGAAGCCTTTGCCATATACCTTGCCATAATCCTATCCTTGATTACATTGGCATACTTACTTCCAGCAACTCCCTGAGGAGATACCACTAACTTGTTACCATTTATGGTAGCTGAGCCAAATCCACAGAATGGTCCTAAACCAGAAGGAGCAGCAATTGCCTCTGCTGCTTCCTTTGATTTAATAATACCTTCATACTTAAAGTACGTCTTCATTGTCCTTAGTATTTTTAAATTGATTTTTCTGTTCTGACATATCTTTAAATGCTTCACCTACATCCTTGAACTTGAGGATTAACAATTTAAAGAATATTCTCCATATACTGTACCGTTTCTTAATACCATGTATTTCACAGATGTGTCCATATATACTATCTACTTCGAAACAGTAGCATATTACCATAATCGTTATTGATACCACTATTGGGTTCATCCCATAGGGTTCCCCAATAGCTTTACCAAGTACAGCACCAAGTAGAACATAACAGATATAATCTACTATTTTGTTTAGAGTTCTTCTTCCAGCTCTAGATTTTCGAATTTCGATTTTCTGTAACCTACTTGCAGATAACCCAAACCATAAGTCTGATAGGATTAGAATTATTGCAAGGATTATCATCCATCTCAAATCATACAATATTTGTGTACACTCTCCCAATATACCCACAGTGAATGTCTTGAATAAAGACTGAGTTGTGGTTTCTGTTATTCTATCGATTGTTGAATTTATCATTGTTCTACTATTTGCCAAGATTGATTACTGTAAGTTGTAATGGTAAATGTTTTCTCTGAGAGGTCATCATGTTCCCATTCTAACTTTTGAGGACTAACGCTTAAGAGGTCTGCATCTACTACGGTGAACTTAGTTCTCTTCGAAGTATCTACCACTGATTCGAATATATACTCTCCAGCTTGTGCAGTTACAAATTCATAACCAGCACCACCTGCGTCATAAGTAGTTACTTTACCAACTTCCCTTATTCGACTATCGAAGTCAGGTTTATTAGAAGTACACTTGATTAAAGTAGATACTTGTTTAACATTCCCCTTTAATTCTGCATAAGTGGGAGTACAAGAAATCTCGATGATTGTAGGATAATCTTCCAGTATTACTTGACATCTTAATGAAGAACCATCATCTGCCACAAAGGTATAAGTCCCAGCCTTGGTAAGAACAATTTCCTCATTAAGGTTATAGGTTTCCCCGTTCTCATCACAGGTAGCAGTACCACTTACATTGACCCCATTTTTCATTTCCTCAAGATGGAACTTACAAGCAGACTTCTCATCCAGTAATTGGTATACTGCATAAGTATCATCTATCTGGTCTTCTGGTAATGCCCAGTTGGGTTCTTTCCAATGACTGTCTGTAGCATCCGAAGGTACTATCTTTAATTTATTCTGATATACTACTGGAGAATTATTAACTACCAAAGTAGTCTTAGCAGTAGGGTAAGCTACAGACTGGAAGGTATAAGTCCCTGCCCTATTTGCAGTATATACATAACCATTCTGAGCATTAAAGGTTTCCCCAGTTTCAATTACCCTTACTCTATAATCACCCCCATTACCAGAAATACGTTGTATCTTTACTGTAGCTTTTGCAGAGCCATTGAATAATGTAACTGTTGGTGGGCTAACAGTAATTCGATATACTGCAGTCTTACCAGATACTACTTCGAATATACCTACACCTTCATCGGTTTCCCTTTTATCCAGTGTACATTTAAACTTATAAGTACCATAACTATTAGCAGTAAACTTATCACCGTTCTTAAACAACTTAGTATCACCAATTAGCCTACAATATAGTTCACCAGTAAATGATTCTGGGTAATTCGATTCGATGGTAAGAGTGGTAGTAGCATCCTTGATACTTTGCTTATCCCCAACTCTAAATTCAGAAGGTGTACATCTTACCTTATATGTAATCTCTTCTCGAGTTACAACAAAGGAAGTTTGCTTTACTGGGAACTCTACAATCTCAAAGATGTAGGTACCAGGCTCTGAAAATTCCCAAGTTGAGCCAGAGACTTTCACTATATCAGTACCGGATAGTCGTACATTACGGGTTTTCATGGTACCCTTATAGGATACGTTTGCCCTTACTACTGTACTTACTTTTAGGTTAGTAGGAGTTATCTTTCCAGTAATGGGGTCGCAAGTAATAGAGTATACTCGATTATAGGATTCTTGATTAACAGTGATTTGAGTTACCTTAGTAGGGTCTCCCACACTTCTAAAATAATAAGTACCTGCTCTGGGTATATTAAAAATGGAACCACTTTCGTGTTTAGTGTAACCCCAATTTATATTATCACTGGATATCTGATATCTTAGGTCGGCATTTATCCAATCTGAAGTTACAGTTACCTTTACCGGTACTTCATATACCTCTGAAGTAATAAGATTGGGTTGGTCCGGATTTACTAACTCAGCTTTAATTGTATACCCATCATTTACGGTAAACCCATATTGAATATCGAAAGATACATGATAGGGTATGAATCTTTTAAAGAAAGCCTCTACGGCTTCTCTAAATTTTCTGAAAGCTGCCGAGTTCGAAGTATATCCATGACCGGTAAGTCTAAAGGTTACCGGTATACATTGAGAACAATCGAAAGTATTATCATAGGTATACTTATCGTCATAATGGTAATACTGGTCAAAGTGCGGATTACCTTTTACCCAACCATCATAACTATCAGCCTTTGCAGGGTCAGTTACTACGCAGGTTAACCCATACAGCCTCATCATTATTTCGAAGAACTCAGAGGTACCTCTTATTTTAAAAAGAGATATCGAATACTTCAGGATGTTTCTTACTTGAGTACTGGTTAAAGTAAAGGGTCCCTCCTTTGGTATTATCCAAAGCTTAGATAACTCTTGGAGTTTATCATCGGAGTAGAACCCATTAAAGTACTCTGCCCATTTCTGTGCATCTATAGTGTTCCCATAAGCAAAGGGCATTTCTCCGAGGAATTGCCAAAGGAAATTGAGATACATATCCTGAGCCTTATCTATATCGATAATGTCCAAGATATTCTCAATATCCTTTGTAATGTAATCTTCAAAATGCTCTCCACAAATTTCTAGAAACCTCTCTAAGATGCCTTTGCCATTTACCTTATAGGTATCTTGAGCTTTATACTCGAATGGCAAAAAGTCGATTAGATTTTTGAGGTTTATCATTATACAATTTCTTTTACGATTAAAGTCAATTGTGAAGCATTTTCGAATACTGGTAAATTAAAACCGGGGTCTTCATAGTCATGGTTAGGTTCTGATACCGTAATAGAATATCTGTAACCAGACTGATAATTATTGTTCTGAATATCCAAAGAGAAGTCAAAGCCATTAGCCTTATCTATTACCTGTATAGAATTACCTACAGTACCAGTAGCCATATACCCATTTGATACAGAACGTACAGTAAAAGTAGTTGATGAATTGAAGGTAATATAGTAAGTCATAGACCCTTTAGCCTTATTCAATTTAAACTGACCCAAGTTCAATTCTTTATTACCATAGATGGTAGTAGGCCAAGGTTTAATATAGAATTTAGTAAGGTGAAGGTAATCTACTGTTGATAAGTTATCTATTAAGGCATAGATATCTGATAACCTTACGCTTCCACCTATCTGAGCTTGCTCTGGAGAATAGGCATTGTATAAAGCTGTAAGAATTTGAGTTTGTATCTCGGCAGTCTTATAAGACTTCTTACCGGTAACATCCATCTCTAGAATAATCTGAACCTTGCCTGCAGATTTAACCTTCAACCAGGTAGTCATAGGAGCCCTTTGAGATAATAGATTGTATACCCTATTGATTAATTCAGAAGAAGCAACAGCTCCACCATCGGGGCTAATATATACTGTAAGCTTTCTACCGCATTCATAATCGGCTTTAGCTTTGTTTACCCCATCAACCAACATGGCCAAACTTTCGAAATCCTCTTTGGTAATTGCTACTCCCAAAGTCTTTACACTCAAAGGTATATGTTCTTTGAGCATTGTAAAGTTTTCATAGTTTGAACCACCTCCAGCATCGTAAGCATTACTTACGGTAGCATCAGTAATTGAAGAAGAGATTACTGAAGGTACAGAAGTAATCGTATTACTCTTTACATTACCCTGAGTACCATTGGTTAAGTAGAATACCACATTGGTTATTTTTGCTCCTGCTGCAGGCTTCTTACCAAAGGTACCATCTCCAAACATTATATAAGGATTGAGTGCCTCATCTACTGAAACCATGAAATGCTTATCTGTGGGTTTGGATTTTGCAAATGTATCTACTAATACCCAAGTTTCCCCACCTATCTGCAATGACATAGAACCTTGTTCATAATACTTACCATTGGGTAGAGTACCCAGATGAATTATAACTCTATCTCCAGTAGGTATTACCATATTATTTAAAGCACTTGCAGTATACTTCTCGTGTTGAACTATAGGTACTTTACAAGTAGTTACATTTGAATACCAAGTTACGTCTCTAGCAGATAACCAGGAATTACCACTAGAATCTGTAAACAGAGTACCTTGAGGTATGGTTAATTTAGCTCCAATGGAATTACCAGTAATACTTCTGGATAAGATTACATCTACTGTAGCAGCAATCGCTGCTCGAGCATGGTAATCTACCAGAGCTCCGTGTTTAACTACCGAATCATACCTTCTTGCAGTAGATAGGAAGGTTTCCCTTGCCATATTATCTACATAATAGTGGAGTACTTCGGCAATTGCCGCAAACAAAGAGAGGATGATAATTAAGATATTCCCCTCCGAATAATCCGTTATGAGTTTCTGACCCTGAGGGTCCTTAAGCCCCATAAGGGATTCAACCAGCTTGGCCTTAATCTGTTGATAAGACCTCTGGTATGGGTTAAGCCATTTATTTGTGATTCCCATATTATTGTGTATTTAATGAATTATCTGACTTATCATAGGTGATATCGAGGTACTGACTAGAATTTGTTCCATTTATTACATAAGCTACTTCTATGTGTATTTTTGCATCAACTCTAGTAACTGTGATATTTTGGAAGGTTATTCTCTGTTCCCATGCACCTATGGCTTGTTTTAAAAACTCTTTAATTATAAAACTTAGGGCTTGTGAGTTTGGTTCCTCAATACATTGCCATAGTTTACTACCAAAGTTTTCCTGTCGGAATCTTTGACCTATCATGTAATATAATATCGAACTTATATTATCCCGGATAAGTTTAAAATCCCCGTTTACTGGGTACCAACCTCTTTCCCCATTTTCATTAGTTGTAAGTTGGATAGGATAAGTTACACCTATACCAACTAAGTCTGTAAAGTAATTCTTTTCCATTAGTGTATGCAGGTTTTATCCTCATAATCGTCTACGACGAATTGTGAGAAAGGTTTAGTTATTTGAGTTGGGGTTGGGCCTGATGAACCAGGTCCCGTAGTTACACCAGAGTGTACATGAGAATTGAACATATTTCGAAGTTGTTCTAGTTCCTTAACCGTTTGATTTAATTTCTCGGTTAATTGGAATATATTGATTACTCCACCATTCTCACCCGTATTTAATATTACTGAATCCCCAGAAGATACATTAATATCCTTTTCAGATGATATCACTATATTAGCTTCGGAAGATACAACTATGTTACCATTGAAATAAAGGTTTAATGTACCATTATCATCATCTATTACAATGAGATTGCCCTCAGGAGTAACTATACCCATTTTGTTTGGGCCATCTAACGGTTGTGGTACTTGGTTAATTCCCCAACCATGATATTCCCATAGAGGTTTAGTTGGGTCACCGTATTCAAAGGTAATAAATACTATATCTCCTATTTTGGGAGTTAAAAATTTGAACCCGCCACTAATAGAACCATGTTGACCTTTTGGGTAAGCCCATGCAGTAGTACCACCCATCACTTCGGGGATACATACCTCAACCCGATTCATTTTCTTTTCGGTATCACTGTTATTAACAACTATACCTCGATATACAGAGTAATATCTACCGATGCCCTCTATACCTTCTTCTGTTATTATCTTTGCAGTTTCATAACCCATAACTACTTCACCTCCTTATTTTTAATATATTCTTTAAATCTCCTTAAGGCTACTCCCATGTAATCAAACTTAACCCAATAATCATCTGGTACTTGAATATCTTTAATAGTTATCTTACCTGGTAATACCTTACCCGAAGAAGTAGTTAAACTACCAGAGGTTATAGCTATACCCTCAGCTTTTTCTATTGGAGTCTTAGCTAATACTTCCGTATAATAAGCTTTCTTTCTAAGAAGTTCATCCTTACGCTTATGGTCGAGTACATTGCCTTCTTTATCCATAATACCGGATTCTATGAAGTAAGCTACCTCATTATAAGTCCAGCTTAAATCTAATTCTCTGGAATTACTCAAAGCTTTCTTATCCTGGCCCTTAGAAGTTTTAGCATTAGCTTTAGCATCATTAGCTACTACCGATTGAGTAGATAATCCAAGTTTAGCAGTAGTAGAACCTGCTCTACTAGAATTTCTAACTAATTCTAAACTAGTTCTATACCCTTGACCTGGATCCATTGAATGAGTACACTGTTTTATATACCAGGGCCCAGACCATCGTTTACCAACATTTTCAAGAATAATTACTTGAGAAGTGGCTAATAAAGGTCTTCCCACTACCTGCATCTGACATATGAGTTTACTCTCAGTATGTTTCAAACCACCATTGGCATTTGCATTAGCTGCCCAAGCCCATTTATCAATTCCTCCATATCTACTGAATAGATTGCTATACAGTTTATATAAGGGTACCTCTACATCGGCTTTCTTCCAATGCTGGACTTTTACAGTAACACTGTATATACCTAAGCTCTTATTTAAGGGGTTCTTATATTTGATGACCGGAGTATCATCTATGACCATAGTATAAGGGCCTTTCTTTAAAGCTGAGATACCACGATAGACACTTTCCTCATCTTCCAATCCCCAAGCAGTAGCTCCTCCTTTAGGTGTATGCTCTGGGTCATAATCTCTTGGGTCAACATCCTCTATTACCATATACTCCATCTGTTCCTTACCTTCAAATAAGTATCTGGTATCTTTAAGGATATTGTATAAATCCTCTTTTAAATTCTGGCCGTTAGTAACATTCTTAAGAGCAGCATTCAATGCAGCTCTCCTGTCAGAAGGAAACTCTTCCTTCTGTATAGTCTTATTAATAATGCTACGTACCTGATCTGTACTGAGTTCATTAAGGAATTTCTCTTTACCTTGCCGATAAGCTTCAGCAGGATTAGCTGCTGAATACTCTGCTACATCTGAATTCCATTTATCATTCAACTGCCTTCTAGCTTCTATAGCAGCAATAAGGTTTGGATCAGTCTTTAGAGCATGGTTGATTTGCATTTGCCTAATCGTGGGGATATCAGCTGGGTTATTCTCAGCACCATATTTGCCAACGGAGGTATGCCAATTCTTATAATAAACTCCATTGTTCTCATTAGCTTTTATCTCAGGTAATTTTTCCTCATCATCAATTCCCGTACTTAGTACTTCGAGGTCTTTACTTTCTGGATTCACTACTGGAGATAGGGTAGCTTTAACTCGTTTAGTTACCTTTTGAGTAGAAAAATGGACACTTAATACTTCTCCATTCTCTCCCTGATAGGTATAAGTAGTTACCGGCTCTTCATGAAACTTCCTATTATGAATATAAATAACCCCATCTCTAGAATCTATATACCATGGTCCATTAGTATACCCTTTCATCTTTTGTTCTAATTGAACCAAGATATTTTTACCGATTAACCCAAAGTCACTATCTATTAAAGCTTTTAAATCTTCTGGCATTGCTACTTCTGCTACTCCACTGTAACGGTTAGCATAGAGTACTTTTCCAGTAGTAGTACGTACATGTTCTGTAGGCACTTGTAGTGACTCATATACTTTATTACTAATTTGTTGTTCCATTATTGAAATATTTCTATGATTACCCCAGTTCCATTCTCGCATCCCTTATCTAGATAAGCCGATAAACTATTTCCTGGAGATTCAGAAAAATTGTATGGCGGCTGAAATCTTAAATCTCCGATAGAATCAATACACTTAATAGTTACATGAGTACCTGTGGAATCAAATCTAGCTTCAAAATCTCTAACCTTGATTGTTTTGATGGGCCCAGATATAAATTGCCCATCTGGATATATATATCCCCACTGTAGACATATTACACTACCCTCTTGTAAAGAGTCTATATCTACAGTATCTGGATCACCAGTATCAAAGGTTATAGTAGCTAAATTTTCCTTTTCTTCATTATACCTATAATTCCATGTACTAATATAAGCTCCAAGAGGTATGCCAGTAATGGGATTCACTATTGGCATACCTCTAAAATCAAACAAAGCCAGGTATGGTTGTCCCATACCATTATATAAGATGGGTTTCTGTTTAGCTGCCATAAGAAGGTATTCTTATAAGGGTTCCACTTTCTAATTCTTTAAAAGGGTTTAGTATACCATTAGCCTCAGCAATAATATACCATTTCCCAGAATCTCCGTAATACCTAAAAGCTATATTCTGAAGAGTTTCTCCATCCTTAACCGTATGCTGAATATCATTTGAGGATGAAGGAACTGAAGGGATAGGAGCTTCTAGGGAATAATCTCCATCTCCATAGTTTAGAGCATAGGCATTTTTATAAGGGCTATCTCCAACCAGATATTGATTAACATCTATCATAATTTAATACCCTCCGTCTTTTTAAGTGAATCTGAATTTATAAAGTCTCCATAGGATAAGTTATATGCACTTACTCTCTTGAATATTAATTCTTGAGTAGCTGCTGCAGGTAATAACCTACCATTTCCAAAAGTAGCGGGTTTCCCAGGAACCCTAATCCTACTGCCATTCTGAAAATTTTTCAAAGTATAAGTAGCCGAAGTAATAATGTAGTAGTGATTATTGAATATACCCGAATCCCCCCATTCTATCTTAACAATCGGAGGAGCCGATTGATAGCCATTAGATTTAGACCAAGCTTCCAATAACCTACATTTATTTAATACCTCTTCTGGATTATTAGGGTCATTACAGTACCAAGATACATTAAATTGGATTATATCCTCAGACCCAGTATAATGATACATAGGAGTATTACGTCCCATGGACTTAATAGTTGCCCATGTGGTTTCACCCCGAAAGTCCAATTCTGGAGGTCTATTCTGTAGAGTAATATACTGTGTAGGATTAGCGGTCAAATTATATATCCTTACCTGATTCTGATATTTAATATCCGATTTGACTTCGAAGTTCCTATAATTGGTTGTGTTCTTATTCCCTTTTGCTGGGTCTACTCCTTCCCCCTCTTCCATTCGGGGGAATTGTAATTCCATCCTCCACTTAGCTTGAAGCTGTTTATTTAATGTAGGATTCTTTGAAGATATCTGAGCCTCTCCCACAACCCCATTAGGGTCATAGAGTTTACCTTTTAGAGCATCATCTTTTGGAAGTGTGGATGTAGTCCTATTGAGTAATATCCTGGCTCTCCATAGTTTATTTAGGGGACCCGTAAGAACCCCTGCGGTATCCCTCGTAAGATCATTATATTTTTCAACAACCTTACCTGCTGCTTTATTTAATATCCTAGCCATAGTATCTTAATTTTAAAGTCCTAATGCCACACCTGTATAATCTTGCTGAGAGCCCAAGGAGTAATCTCCTAATATCTCACCATCTACACTGATGTTAATCTTACCATCTTTTAATCCATCTCTAATAGCTGCTCTCATTGCATTCAAGAACCTTTCTTCATTCTGAGCCCTGATTGCAGATGGGTCTTCTTTACTCTGAGCTTCTGTATTCCTATCTACTGACTTAATAAGACTGCTTCCTACCTCTATTAATAAGGGAAGACCGATAATAATAGCTAACCCCACGGGTCCACCAAGTAATCCCATAAGTCTACCTCCTAAACCCAAAGCTGCAGAAGTAGCTAACTTCTTACCAGCTTGCTTACCTCCTTCACGTACAGTTGTGGATATTAAATTAGTACCACCAAGAGCAGTACCTTGAGATACTCTTCTACCCATTGAATCCCGATAATAAGCTCTACCTCTCTTATCCTTACCCATAAAGAAACCTCCAGACAAGGGTATAGATTTTCCCATTCCCAAAGTTTGAGCAGCTATTGAACTCATCCTGAAAGCTATATCCCTTAGATGGGCTTCCATAATAACAAACTGAGCATTAGTCTTTGCAGTTGCCGTAGACATACCTTCAGTAGAAGCAGTAGCAATAGTCTGTAAATATCCTACAGACCTAATAATACCTCTTACAATATTAAATCCTGCAACAATAGTACCTACTACTACTCCAGTAGCAGCAACTCTAAGACCAAAACTTCCAACCCAAGTTTCAGAGATAGAATTAATTACTTTGATTATAGAGTTACCCACATTGAGTACTGGGGTAAAGATTCTACCCAAAGCTGCACCTGCGGTAACTGTTAAGTTCCCTATACTTGATTCGAATTGGTCAATTACACCTGCATCGGTTTTAAGACGTTCTTCATTAAGTCGGTTTACTGCTCCCATGTTTTGATCATAGGTTGCAAGTATCTTACCCATCTTATCTCTACCAGAAGCAATATCCCTAAGTACGGGGAGCATACCACGATTACCACGAACTCCAAAGATATTGAAGAAGGTTGGTGTTTCTATCCGTGAAGGTAAATCTACTGCGGCCTTAGCAAACTTCTGATAGATAGTGTAAAGGTCAATAAGGTTACCTTGAGCATCGAAGAATTCATCTGGACTTAAGCCCAGGTCTGCTAAAGCGTTATAGCCTTTCTTTTTTTGATTAACAAGAGAGAGTTGTAAGTAACGAATCATATTAGCCAGAGAGGTACCTGCCATAGAACCCTGTATACCCATATCTCCCAATACACCGATGACAGCAGCCGTTTGCCGAAGGTCTACTCCAGCAGTTGCCATATCTGCTCCTGCATAAGATATGGACTGGGCTAAGTCTGTCAAAGATATATTTGCATTAGTAACTGCAGTATATAAGTCATCGGTTACTCTAGCGGCATCCGTCATTGGGATTTGGTACATTGACATGATATTAGTTATCAAGTCAGCTACACCACCTTTACCTCCCACTGGCATTGTAAAGATTGAAGCCAGCTTAGATGCTGGCCCAATCATTTCTTTAATAGCATCGAATTTATTACCTGCCATAGCCAGGTATCTTTGTCCTGATGCAACATCCGAAGCAGTAAGAGGAGTTATCTCATTGACATCTTTTGCCAATTGTAACATTTCTCTTTGTTCTGCAATGGTAGCACCAGCAATTTTCGAAGCAGTCCAAACTTCATTCTGAACACCCGCAGAGTATTTATAGGCCCTTGCCATTCCCCCTACGAGCTGCATTCCGAAGTCCATTGTATTGGAAGCTGACATCTGTATACCTCTATTCCAGGTATTCATATCATTCATCATTGTTCTGAATGACCCAGATATCTTGCCAGCTTCTTGAGAGAATCGGTCTTTTAAAACCATGGCAACACCGACCTCTACTATACTCCTACTGGTATTCATAATTTACTTTCTTTTCTTTAATTGTTTATAATATTGCTCGGCCATTTCCTTGAATATTTTCCTTATTCGGTACGGAAGACGTAAAAAGCCGAAATAGTCTAAGGCTATCTCGGCTCTGGTGATATAAACAAAATCACTCTCTAACATTACTCTTCCGTCAGGTAGAAAAAATTCGGTGCCCAAACTATAGGATAAGTTCTTTCTTCTCCAGTTAAGGGATTAGTAATATGGGACTCTCCCTTAAAGATAGGGTCAATAGAGATTATATACTTTCTCATCTCAGCCATATCTTTTGCTGTAAATGGAGTAAAGTTTTCTACCTTCTCCCAATTACCGTCTACTTCTAAGTAAAGATTCCGACAAAGTAAGGGGGCATTCTTAGTTTGTTTATCCAAGGGTAACTTCATGAACTCTTGTTCTCCCTTACCAGTCATACAATCAAATTTGATTTTCTTGCCCGATGAAAGAAGATATTCATGACCGGTTAATTGAATACCCTTTGGATAATAAGGGATGGCATCCGGTTTTTCATCAAATACCCTATTATCAGTGGGTACTTCTGAATAATCGAAAAGGAACTCATGAAGGTCTTGGCCATAAGTAACTTTACCACCGTTCTCTTTACCCCAGTCATATTCAAATTCTACTTCCTCTCCCAATGAGAATATACGAGAATTGAAAATAATTGCATAGCGGTCATTGACTGGTAGATTGAGAGCATCATCAACGGTTAGCTTACCGTTAGGAGTGGCAGTAGTTCTAATTACGATTGCTGCAATGAACTTGGTAAGGTTCATTAAAGTTTTCATGTCTGAAAGGTTACTGAGAATGTCTTCATCAGCTCCATTCTGTTCTCTAATTTCATATTCGAAACCAGAGGGTCCGGTAAATCTAAATGTTCTAAATTCCATAATTTTGATATATTTAATGTTTACAAATGTTCATAGTACTCCGTATAACAACAAGAAAGGGGTGAGCTCCTATCACAGGAATCCCACCCCTCCACCGAATCTTAGTGAAAATAGACTAAGGAATTAGTATTTGTCTGCAGTACCAACCGAGAACTCTATGGACTCTATGGTATTCTCTGAAGCCATTCTGTCCAAGTCTAAGCCGGTAATCTTACATGGCCATACCTCTTCGAAGACGTGGGTATTAAGAACCGAAACTCCATCTTCGGCAAGTTCGTTTACAATAGCCGTTTCCCAATATTGGCTTGGTACTAAGCCACCACCAACTATATGGTCTTGGCAAGAATAAAGCCAGTCATGAAGCCAGGTATCTGAACCTGCAGTAGTCATAAGTTTCTCTACGATAAGATTACCTATAGTAACCCTACCAGCAGTTTTAACATCTCTATTGACATCCCCATGAGCCACCTGGTCAATCTCAATATCAGGCAAAGTACAACTTTGGAATAGATAAGTATTGATAGGGTGTTTGGGGAACATGATACTCCACAGGAATTTCTTCCGTGGATTTTTTACTTTTGCTCCCATCGTTATATGTTTATAGGTTATTACTTGTTTCTACGACTGATACAGCCTTAGAAGCTGCATCAATTACAATCTCCATAGTTACCTCTTGCATAGGAACTACATCCTTATACTTAAGGATAGCACGGTACTTACCTTGACGGGCATCTGATTCGTTATTTACGGAAAGATCATCCCAAGAAGTTGCATCCTGGTCACCCATCCAAGTATATTCTGTCATGGCATCTTCGTCTACCAAAGAATCTAACGTAGGTTTAACTTCCAACCAAATTCTTTTCCAAGTACTCCAAACATTGGGCTCTTCCAGGTATTTGTTAAGTACGGGACGAAGGAACTTCTTCAAATACAAATTCAATCTTACGATTGAAAGGAATCTTTCTGAATCCTGTTTTACCTGAGAAGAGAAGCAATGCCATAGCATGGTTTGTTTACCTGCATCGGGAGTATCTTTGATTACCATCTCATTGATATAATTCTGAGCAAGTGTGTTCAGTTCATTATATCGAGAAGGAGAACCATAATTTGGGCATACTGGTCCAACGGCATCTCCAATAACTCCCCGGTTCATACCAGCAAAGGGTTTCCAAGGACCGTATTGAGTAGCAGAAGCATCTCCCAAACCTGCAATGGTACCCACTACATCGGAATCCTGAAGGTTACCGTTTTCGTTGTAGTACTTAAGGCCACCACCAAAATAAGCAATGTACTTAGAGTTACCTACAGTACCGAGGCAAGTCTGTACCCAAGTAACCTGAGCTTTGTAATCTCTGGGTTGTGTACCTTGAGTATAATGGGTCAAGTGTTTTGGAACTTCGATATACAGTACCCATTCCATCAACTCTTTTGCCATATCTGCAGCAGCCTTATATACCTTGAGTACATCAGCATCAGCAGTAAGGTGTTGAGAAATATGAGAAATGAGTAACTGATAGAAATCCGTATAATCCCTTACCAAGTCCAGAGAAGCAATCCACTCATCAGCAGTGGGTGTAGTTCCAGCACTACCTACAGTACCGGTAAACATCTTCTCTGTATCAGTAGGAGCAGCCCCACCTACGGTAACCGTAACCGCATTTTTGGTACCATCTACACTCTCGGTTAACCATTTGATTAGGTTCTCGAAAGATGAACCTGCTACAACTACCGGTTTGATATACTCTGAGTTCTTAGCAAAAGCACTAAGAGCAAGGTAATCTACCGAAGTATTATTGTTATCATCGGCAGTTTTATAAGTTACTACCGGACCTTGTTCAAGTACCTGGCCATTGCCCGAATAGATTCTATAATACAAAGTATTAGATTGTTTATAGAAACCTACCTGGAAGGTATCAGTACTACCGATGGGGTCTCCATAACCTTTGGTTACCAATCCCAAACTATAGGTAGTTCCACCAGAAGCAATAGTAATAATTGCAGCCGGTGTAGCAGGTTCTGGAACTGCAGAAGCAGGTACTATATCTTCCTCTTCGGATTTAGCAACTGTTTTAGCTTTACCTGCAGTTGCAGCTACTGTACCTTGAGTAGCTCCCTTACCAAGCACTCGAATAACACGAAGCTTAGAACCACCTTGCAAAGCCTTTTCGATATTTGATACAGAACCATCGGGTACAATTTCAGAACCATAGATTCTTTGGAACTGAGAGAATGTAGAGATGATTTCTGATGGGTCATCATAAGGGCCCTTAGTAGTTCTAGCCAATACACAAGAAACTCCTAACATGGGAGTAGTTTGAAGAACATTGTTGTTCTTAAACTTAAAATCAATGTGAGGTGAAGTTGGCATAATTCTATTGTGATTAAAGTTAATTACTCGTTTAATTTATACCCTAGAGTATTGTACCTATACCTTAGGTACTTTTAACTCTAGCATCTCATTTTCGTTTTGTTCTAACAATCCAATAAGAACCGATATATCCTTGATAGGTGTAAGAGTACCTTCTCCCAAAGCTTTTTCTGGAAGAATACCGTCCTTACATACATAGGTGTATACCTTCTCAAGTATACCATGCTCTACATCTGGATGGTCATAATAATTACCAATCTCAATGAATAGGTTTCCGGTGGGAGCAAGCCTGCCCTTTTCCCATTCCTCTAAATCATTGAAGTATGGTCTCACGTATCCTCTAGCAGGTAAGCCAGTATATAAGATTGTATGTAGCAATCTCATATCGGCTTGAGTTTGAGAAACTAGATGTACATCAATAGTGATATCCTTAGTTTCGTAAGGAAACTCTGAAGCTTGGTAATTACCATCCTCAAGTTTATCACCAATGATGTATTTATTCACACCAATATCTCCAGCATAATAACCCTGTAGTTCTAGGGTTATTCTTGGGAGAGTTTTAGGTCCTTTCACTTGATTATTTCCGATACCAAATAGGGGTATAAACTTCTTCATATTCTTAATCGCCTCTTGAAATCTTTTTTCGTTTTCTTGAGACAAAGGTAAGAAGTCTTCTGGATTCAAAGTTAGACCCATTTCTAACATTGTACTTAGTAAAGAGATATAAAAAGTTCTTTCTACTATTTCTTCTGAGTTTACCATTAAAGTCCTAATCTAATATTTAATTGAACACTCTGATTGCCATTGTCATTAATATACCCATTATAAGTTACCTGAATACCTCCAAAACCACTCATTATGGTTTGTAAATGACCAACACAATTTAATTCACTAACCCATTGAGTAGCAATATTTGAAGGATAATCGGTAAGCCATACTTTAAAGGGTATTGGTTCAGAACCAATAACTCCAGGGAATTGACCCTCTATTGTCTTACTTATATCGGTTATCTTAAATTGTTTTACAAATTTAGCAACTTGAATACCGTTGATAAGGTAGTACTGATAACCCTTTACATTACTAATCTGAGCAGTACTAGTATTTTGACCAAGATTTGGGTATGGTATATTCGGAGTTGGTTCAAAGCCATACTTAGTAGTTCTAATACCTGGAGATTGAGTTATATTTAAAACTATCTCTGGGTTAGGTTCTTGCTGTGAGATAATCTTAACCGTAGTAGTTCTTTCTAATGGGTCATAGTTACTTGGGTTGTGATCTTGATTAGTAGATTTAGTTTTGATAATAAGCTTACCTGCAGCATTAGCTTCCCCAATTTCTTGGGTTACCTCTAACCAATCGGATGAGCTTTCTAATTTCCAATCTACAGCACGGTATTCATCTTGAGGCTCATTATTTATAAACTTCTGTTGGTAACTATATACCCCTATTTCTAGAGTCTCACCCCTTTTAGTACCATCGAAAGTATGGGAAGTAGTTTCCGGAGTGATACTAAAATAAGTTCCCCAGGTCTCTACTATTTTAGGAGCAGCCTTTTGTATCAGAGTTACTTCCCTTTCTACACCCTGAACTACTACCTTGAGAACCTGCTCTTTTATATTATTCATGTCTTCGTTTACTGCCTTAGGCTTTACCCTAATAGTTGCAGTACCAGTTCCGGATAATGAAGATATTTCAAAATCTACTGCCATTATATAATCCTCCTTATTTCTTTTCTAACTTCATTACGTATTTCCTTTTGTAAGGCAGCTTTTCCACCAGCAGCCTTAAATGCAGGAGCCCAGAGAGGACGAGGTGGTAAATTACCATCTCTACTACCATACTCTAACATGATAGCTATCTGATTCAAAGTTTTTCTTGAAGTCTTACCAGTATAAGTAATCTTCTTGATTCCAATTGGTAAACCAACGAAAGTTCTTTTCTTACCCTTTACTAAAGTAACTGACCTGGCATATTGTCCAGTAAGATTTAGCATGGTATGGTCTCCATATTTCTTTATGGTACCAGGAGCATGTGGTGGCCAAGATACTCCGGAACCCCTTGGAGGTACACCAGTATTCAAACTTCGTCTTACTATACGAAGAAGTTGATTACCAAACTTTTCTGTACCTTTCTCATAACCCTTAGTTAAGATACTTGGAGTTTTAGCAATCAACCTTTCTGCACGAGCTTGTTCTCGTTTATCTACGTATATTTCTAGAGGGCCAACTGGAGTCGATAGTGTAATATTAACCGACTTACTTGGCATAATTCTTATTATTGTTTAGGTTTATCTAATCCCAATTCTTGAGCAATCCTTAATAAAAGGGTTTCTTGGTTAGTTAACCTCTCATTCATGGATAACTTAAATTCTTCGAAATCTGGAGCAGGATTACGAGGTGATTCTGAACGATTATTAATTAAACCAAGAATATTATCGCATTCAGAAACAACTGCCTCAAATTTGGCTTTGTTATTTAAAATATTTAAAGCATTCTGTTTCTGCATTGATACCTCATTAATGATATTATCGAGATTGGTCGTATAATAGGTACCATTATAAATACCTTCATTTACATTAGTTGGTAAATAAATGGTAATTTGAGATATTGAATCTTGTATCACTAATTCGATACTGTTAACAAAACCTTCTTTACCATTTGAGGCCATTGGTTTACTTTCGCCAACTTTTAAAACTCTTGCTTGGTCAAAGATTGGATAACCAGACCGACGATCTTTCTCTAAGGTGAAAATCATATCACCCTTTTGTACTTTCTGAAAAATCAATTCTTCCATAATCATTTTCTATTTATTAAGTTTAAACCGAATGATACTGCACCTGGATTCTTCTGCATGAAGTCTACCAGTTTTAGAAATTGATAGTATCCAAATTGATTAATGAGTACCTGAGCTTTGTTTGCTACTTCTTGAGCAACCTCTATATTTGGAGCAGGTAATGCTAGTTGTATCTTAAATTCTGTGAGTTGTTCTTGTTGTTCCATAATCCCTTAGTTAATGTGTTAAAACGAAAAAAGGAGTACACCTAAAATAGATGCACTCCTTTTTAGTCATCCTGGCAAATTAAAAATTACCGAGCCGGTGTAGTTGTACCTTTTAAGGCAGCCACAACTTGATTGATAATGTTCTGGTCTCTCTGAGCATCTACTACTCGATTAAGGCGGGCAATCTCCTGGTCTTTTGCAGTATTCTCGATGAGACACTTGATTTCCTGTTGGCCATTCTTGAGGTCACAGCAGCAACGTTCCAACTGAAGAGCCAAGTCAGATTTTACTTCTTTAATCAAGCCTTTGGTTTCACAGCAGCAATCCGACTGTTGGTGTTCCATGTGGCAGAGACGATCCATAACACGGTTGAAGCCTGCGCCCATTTGGTCACGAGAATCTCGGATATCCGAATTAGTTTTGTAACCCAAATCGCAAAGACCTCTTTCCGTAGTGAAACGGTTGTTAAGGATTTCCCTACCAACACCGGCAACGTCTTTTGCTACACCATTGACTTCTTGAGTAACTCCACGAGCTGCATCAGGGATATCTTTGTAGATACCCGCCTTTGCTTCCTGAACCGTAGCTTCTACTTTCTGAATGTCAGCTTTGGTATCATTGATTTTGTCCCATACGGAAACTGCAGCAGCACCAAAGCCACCACCTACCAATGCACCCCCGACGGCACCCCATCCGGAGCCCCAACCAGAATTACGATTACCACAGCAACAACCATCGTTACAGCCTCTGTCCGCGATTACAACGCCATCGCCGGCACCTTTTACTTCTACTCCCATAATTGTAAGGTTTTAAAGATTAATACTTAGGCTAATTATACATTAAATACAGAATAGTGTTGTATTTTTATTACCTCAAATTAAATACGTATTCATAAGTAATCACTGCAGCATTCTGAGTTATGTTGACCGTAAGCTCCCAACCATCATCATCGTTTTCTGCTTGCCTTAATTTAATGGTACCTGACCTTGTTGATTCTACAGTATTCTCTGTTAAGGTTAAGGTTAACCCATAGTTTCCATTATCGCTAGATAACGTTGTAATGGCTACATTTGTAACCCAACTTGGTTTTGAAGTTACAGTTAAAGCCAAGGGATATCTTGTACTTATCTCAGAACCATTTATTACCTTAGTCTTAAAAGAATAGGCTACATCAACCGTAAAGTTATTACCTCCCAAAGCTGATAATCCAGTTCTGGTAGTAGTTCTTGAACCAGTAGGGGAAGTAAAAGCCAAATAATACTTATAGGATACTGAAGCACCACCCTGAGTGATATCTACATAATCAGAAGCCCCATCATAGTTAGCAAAGACTCTAACAGTTCTAGAACTGGTACTACTGTTTGAAGAAGCAGTAAGGGTAGTCCCAGATAATGTAAAACCCGAAATACCATTGGTACTTAAGGATGGGTCAGCAGTATCATAGCCATCCCTTACTGTATAACCAGAAGTATAATTTGAATATCGATCTCTACTTGCACTTGGGTATAAAGTTACACTCCCCCCAGTATTAGAAATAGTGTATGAACTAGCAGTTAGAGTTACAGACCATGAACCATAAGAATAGCTCAACCATTTATTTGCCTCTTGATATACTGGTACACTTACAGATTTGGTTTTACCATTTAGTGATAAGGTACCAGTAATGGTTCCTACTTGGGTTCTAGATTTTATGGTATCTTCCAGATTACTTGCACTAACTGCAGTACCATAACTAATACTAGCACCACTTGTAATCGTACCCCCTCCCGTTGTAGAACCATTCCATCCCCAGGTCTGGGAATAAGTTGGCAAAGTAGTAAATGAACTTCTTGTACCTCCACTTGCAGGTATATCTGTTACAGCTCCACCACTTGCAGTAATTTCACTATAAGTCTTATAACCTGCAGATTGAGAACAAGATATGGTTACTTTCTTATTGGTTTCTGCTTGGGTTAAAGTTACGGTACCACTACGAGTACTGGTAGAAGTATTATTACCCATAGTTACTGAAGTACCAGTACCGGATATACTTCCTCCATTAGCTCTAGTATAAGTTAAAGAAATTTGGTTACCATAGTTATGACCATTCCTTAATTCTTGCTTGTATGAGGTTACCGTGAAAGTTTTAGTACCTCCAGTTGCCCCAAAAGACATAGAAGGGGGGTTTACACTAAATCCATAACTCCAAGATTGGGATGCTGCAGCTTGAGTAAAAGTGCCTGTCATGGTTTTACTCGATTCACTTTGAGTAAAAGTAACTGTAGCAGACCTATTTGTAAGAGAGGTATTCTCTGAAGCAATATAAGATGTAGAACCCTGGGTTACCCATGAGGGCAAAGTGAAGTTCATACTTACTGTAGTGGGTGAACCTTGTGCAACCCCATCCCAATACTTTTGCTTAGTAGAAACCGTATTAAAAAAAGCTGGAGTACTAGCTCCGCCTATAGCTGGAAAGTTTAAAGAGGGGTTACCTATAGTAAATGTATACTTATAAGTTACCTTGTGTATATCCTCTAATTTTACAGTCTCATTATTTCCATAGGAACTGGCATTGGATAGTTCCAACCCCACATAACTTTCCCCTGTTCCTGTAGGGGAGAGTGCTAACAATTCGGCCTTGGTAGGGCAGTCGTTACCTGTCTTACCAAGGCCTACTTTAGTTTTGACAGCACTCCATGTTGCTATCTCTCCCATATTAATCTACATCTTTAAGAGTTCTGAGTTCTGAGATTTCAGCCTTCAAAGCCTTAATCTCATCGTAAAGAAGTTTAACACCCTCGATTGCCAAAGTTGACATCTTGTGATATTTAACTTGTTTTACGAGTACATATTCTTCTCCATTGATTTCCAAAGTTTCAAACTCCTCTGGATTAGGTACTGTAGATTTCTCTACTGGAACTTCCTCTACATATTTACCAAATCCCAATCCCTCAAGATTCTGAGCAATAGTTCCCTCGTCCTCTTTACCAAGCATTTCGAATGACTTAGTTGGTATCTGGCAAATCTGTTCCAGAGTATGATTCAAATCCTTAATGTTAGATTTGAGTCGAACATCTGAAGACTCTTTCCAGAAACCAGAAGGAGCAGTAGTCTTAGCAAATACTACCTGGTCGGTAGTTGCCAATCCCAACTGGGTTCTAGTTACTGAATGAGGATTATTCTTTCTACCAGCATGGTTATTGATAGAAGTCTGAGCAGCAGTACCAGCAGCCTTAGCATCGGCAATAGCAGAAGCTTGAGCGGTAGATACTGGTTTGTTAGCATCTGAGGTATTATCAGCATTAACCAAACCTACCTGAGCCTTGGTTACTCCATGAGGATTGCTCTTATTGGCAATATGCTGATTTACCTTGGTTTCCAATGCAGTTAAATCGGTATCAGTATTACCTACTGCTTCATCGATGTAAGTCTTCAATTCTGTTCTAAGAGAATTGATGGCATTGGTTCTGTTAGTAATCTCATTTGCCAACCCAGTAACTGTGCTATCCAAGTTCTTCTTGTCGGCTGCGGTCATTACACCGGCTACAGTTTGTGTAGCTGCGGGAATATCGAAAGTATGTTGAGTTTCGTTTACTTGGAAACTACCATCCTCTTTCCTTTCTGTCCACCAGTAACCCAGGGTTAATTTAGTAGCAGAAGTAATCAGATTAATTAGATTACCTGAGTTCTCCAAATCTCTACCCAAGATATGGTCAGGGAAACTGTTAATCTTAGCCGTAATTGCATTATCGGCATTGGTACGATTGGTAGTTTCAGTAGCTATCTGATTAGGTAGGGTAGTGTCAAGTTTAACCTTGTCGGCTGCAGTCATTACACCAGCCTGAGAAGCTGTAGCAGCAGTAATCTGAGAATAATGATCTTGAACATTACCATTACCAAACCAACATTTGAAATTCAGTCGTACTGTACTTGCTTGGTAAGTGTTATTATCAAAATGAGATGCACCATTAGCTTTCAGAGAAGCTACCTGGTCTTCCAATTCTTTACCTCTACCACCATCGAAAGCAGTACCGGTAATTTGCCCAAGAATAAGTACCTGGGCATCTGCCCTTGCAAAGATAGTACCTGTCCAACGGAATTGGTAAGGAGGTTCACCATTGGTAATATTGATATAAATCTTACCTGCCTCTCCAGTGATAGCATTCTGATGAGCAGCATCCGAATACAATTTGATATTCGTAAGTTCTCCAGTAGCCGATTTATCATAGGTAGCATATACATCAATGATGTCATCTACATATGACGGCAATTGGTTAGCAGGTACCGTACCGTTTGCATCGAGAGAAGCAAAGCCATTAGCTTGTCCTTTCGTAGCAACAAAGGCATCATGCTTAGCTTCTAGAGCATCAATGTTTGCCTGCAACTTATTATCAAGTGCAGTATCAGCTGCTGTTCTATCGGAGATCTCTTTGTCGATTCTTGCACCCAATGCAGTGTCGGCATCCGTACGAGCTTTTGCTTCATCAGCTACTGCTTTAGTGAACTTGGTATCAAGAGCAGTATCTGCATCTTTACGGTCTTGGATTTCTTTGTTCAGGGCAGCTGTAGATTCATTACCTAAAGCCTCGATTGCATCCTTGCGGTCTTGAACCTCTTGAGCAATAGCATCTGGTAAGGTCTCATCAAGATTTACCTTATCAGCAGCGGTCATTACACCGGCCTTTTCCTTAGTTGCCTTAGGTATGGAAATATTATCTGTCCCCTTCATTTCATAAATACCCGTCTCTTCATTCTTTACTGAAGGTTGAGAAACAAGGTCTACATGTTCCGCATAGGGTACTGAATTGCGATGATAACTTACAAACTTTGGAGGAAGAGAATCGAACAACTTCTTATCGGCAGCTGATTGTACACCAGCCTTTTCGGGAGTAGATGAAGGCAGAGTAATGGGATTCTGAACTGTAGTGCCATCTTCAACATTAGTCTTAGTAGCAGCAATTCCTACAGTAGTTTCATTAGGAGTAACTGCACCCAAAGCAAAGTTAGCGGTATTGATTCTGTCCAATTCTACTTTATCTTTCGCAGTCATGGTACCAGCCTTATCTACTGATACTACCGGTAAATCAAAAGTATCTGTAGTGTCATCATTCAAGCCATTATCCTTAGTTACTGTAACTGTAACCTTATCAGCATCAGAAGCTGCTGAAATTTCGGTAATAGCATTGGGGTCTAAGCCATCAAGCTTAACCTTATCAGCTGCAGTCATAACTCCAGCAAGAGTTTGATTTGCTGCAAAAAGATTCTTAGTTGCCTCTACATCAGCACCATACTGATTATTCTCTTGGTCTTTAGTAGAAGTCTTTACCTTGAATGTAAGTTGGGTAGCGTTACGAGTTACAGCACTTACATCTGTAACCATGGTACCAGGCAAAGCATCAGAAGTACCTTCCTCAGCTACCAATCTTTCCTCATGGTCATTGGTAATTGCAGTGAACTTATTGTCTAATGCAGTATCAGCATCAGTTCTGTCTTGGATTTCTTTATCGATACGAGCATTGATTTTCTTATCTTCTGCAATACGAGCAGCTTCCTCTGCATCGATATTATCCTGGAGAACTTTATCGGCAGCAATTCTTTCTTCTCTTTCTGTGTTAAGGTCAGAAGTATTCTGGTCGATTTTTGCTTCCAACCTGATATCTTCAGATTTACGAGCAGCAATTTCACTTTCCAACAAATCCTTGATGGCAGTGTAATTACCATTAACGTTATCTTGAATACCCTGGATTAATTCCAAGTTACGTTGGATATTTGCCGAGTTCTGGTTTACCAAAGCATTGGTAGCATTCAGAGAAGTTAACAACTCTGTACGAGTTTCACTAACAAAAGTTCTCAAATCATTTACCGTTGTGGTAAGGGTAGTACTCAAGTTAGTGAAAGACTGTTGCAGGTTATCATCCCCTTGTTCACGCAAGTTCTTTTCGGCAGTAAGCTTATTCTCCAATTCGGTAAGCTTAGCAGTCATGGTTGCAGCGAAGTTAGGGTCATCTCCTAATGCCTTAGCAATCTCTGCTAGAGTATCAAGTACTTCAGGTGCAGAACCAATAATCTTTTGAATTGCCTCTTCTACTTGTTCGGCATTCTGGAAATCCGAGTCGTTGAGCAATTCTGATACCTTTGTGATGTAGTTAGCATGCTCCTCAATGCCATCAAGTTTAGCATACAGAAGGTCAGTAAAATCATTTGCCGAAAGACCTTTACCATCTACCTTGTCTACCTTCTTATTATCCATTGCCTGGTCTGCAGCAGTACGGTCTGCCTTTTCCTGAGCAATAGCATTATTAATAAGGGTATCTTGGTTAGCACGTTCTGTAGCTTCCTTATCGATATTAGTCTGTAACAGAGTATCACCTGCCAGACGATCATTTTTCTCAGTAAGGATATCTTGGTTGATAGCAGCCATGTCATCCTTATGGTTCTGAAGATTAGTATCAATCTTTGCCTCAAGAGAAGTTTCCTTGGCAATTGCTCGGTCTTTCTCTGTATTAATTGCAGTGGTATTATTCTTAACCTGTTCTTTAAGGTCATTCATAGCAGTCGTATTGCCTGCCTCTAGAGAATCAATACGAACTCCCAATGCAGTATCAGCCGCAGCTCTGTCCGTTTTCTCTTGGTCAATCTTGGTATTCAATTTACCTACCTCTGATTCCAAAGCTTGTTTGGTATTATCCAACTTAGCAGTGAATTCTGTAGACAAGGCTTTATCTGCAGCAGTACGGTCTGCTACTTCTTTGTCAAGATTTACCTGAAGAACTTGGTCTGCAGCTGTTCTCTCAACACGTTCAGTGTTAAGGTCGATATTTACATTATCGATACGAGAACTCAAACCACTGTCAGCATTGGTACGGTCAACGATTTCCTCGTTAATCATATCCTTAACTTCCTTGTAGTTATCGCCTACAGTCTTGGTTAAGTTAGTGATAGCTTCTGAGTTTCTTTCGATATCGTGCTGATTAGTAGCGATGGCAGTAGTATTCGCATTAACCTGTTCCGTAAGTTCATTACGAAGAGTGTTAATAGAATCCTGAATGCTCAAAGCCAATTCTGAAACACGTTTGTTTACGTTATTCAGACTTACAGTGTAAGCCTCATCAGCAGTCTTTCTGTCGGCAATTTCCTTATCCAAGCTGGCTTGAATTGCAGCATCAGCATCTTTACGGTCTTGGATTTCCTTATTCAGGTTATCCTTAACTACATTAAGAGCAGTATCACCTGCAGTAGATTTATTGTCGATATATTCTTTCAGCTTAGTTTCAAGAGCAGTATCTGCAGCAATACGGTCTGCTTTTTCAGTAGCTACCTCTGCACTGTTTGCAGCATCACCAGCAATACGGTCTTCCTTCTCTTGGTTAATCTCCTCAGTTAAGGCAGCTAACTTCTTAGTGATAGTTGTAGCAAAATTGGGGTCATTACCAAGGGCATCAGCAATTTCCTTCAAGGTATCAAGTACCTCAGGAGCAGAGCCTACGATTTTCTGAATAGCAGCGTTAACTTGCTCTTCATTTTGGAAGTCCATATCATTAACCAACTCAGAGAGCTTGGTAATGTAATTGGCTTTCTCTTCGATACCGTCAAGCTTAGCTTTGAGAATATCCGTAAAGTCATTCTTAGTCAATGAATAACCTTCACGTTTATCTACCTTCTTATTATCAAGAACCGTATCTGCATCTTTACGAGCCTGAGTTTCAGTAGCAATAGCTTCCAACAATTGAGCTTTATCTGCTTGACCTTGGAGTTTTACATCCTCAATCTTATGGTCCAAAACCAAATCCTGAGCAGCACGAGCAGTAGCTTCGGAATCAATATTATTCTGAAGTACCTGGTCTGCAGAGGTACGAGCTTGAGCCTCTTGGTCAATTTTACCTTGCAAAGCATTATCTGCATTAGTACGGTCAGCTACCTCTTTAGAAATTTCATTATGAAGAACTTGGTCCTCAGAATGACGGTCTACTGCTTCCTGGTCAATCTTACTCTGCAATGCTTGAGTATCTGATTGACGATTAGTGATTTCCTCATTAATCTTAGAATCCAGTACGGTATCTGCATTGGTACGATTTGCAGTTTCTTCAGCAATCTTTGCCTCGAGTGCAGCCTTGTCATTGATATGAAGAGTCTTAAGGTTATTTACACTTTCCTTAATCTCATTATCGGCAGCGATACGTTCATCTTTTTCCTTTTGAATAAGGTCCTTGAGTTCTTTCTCAAGTTCGCCATTATCTTGATTTACCTTATCTTCAAGGTCTTTGATGTCTTCAGCATTCTTATCTACCTTCTTCTCAACTCGGTCGATTTCAGCTTTTAAGTCTGCCTTAACGGTATCAATCTTCTTATTGATTTGGTCTAACCCATATTCTAGGTTATCCTGAACTGCAGCTACTTCAGCACCCAGAGCAGCTTCGGCTTCCTTAGCACGATTAACCTCTTCGATTAAAGCAGTACGAAGGTCGGTTAATTTATTAGTGATAGTAGTTGCAAAGTTGGGGTCATTGCCCAATGCTTCTGCCAACTCTTTAAGAGTATCAAGGGCATCATCAGCACCATCAACCAAATCACTAATCATCTGTTTAACTTCTTCCTCAGTTTGATATTTCAAATCATTCTCAAGCTGAGAAACTTTAGTGATATAATTTGCATGTTCTTCGATGCCATCAAGTTTAGCCTTCAACTCATCAGTGAAGTCATTCTTAGATAAGTCATATCCTTCCTTCTTATCTACCTTATTTTTGATAGAAAGTACGAAAGCCCAGAACTCATTAATGGTTCCGGCAAAGCCAGCACGAACAAAGTCATCGTAGTAACCTTGTAACAACCGCTGGTCAATTTCTTCGCAGGTATAATACTTACTTACATACATATTTTTAAAAATTTAAGGATTAATTACTGCACGTTGACGACCCAGTAAGAATTCAGAATCGATATCCCTGAATGGTTCTCCCTCTGAACCACAGAAGGCATTCATTGGTACATCCGGATTTTCGGGGTCTACATCTCCACCGTCCTCAATATCTCCCCGTATGCAAGCATAATCAGGAAGCCTATTTACACGGAACTTTATTACCTGGCCTATACCAGGATGAGGTATTATTTTATCCCAGATATCCCCGAAGTAATCTTGAAAGCAGGTGACAAATTTGTTTCCGGTCATCGATTGAAATGCCGTTACATCATTGCCATTACCTTTCATTTCAATATGAACTCCAGAGGTACCGTTAAGGATAACCAAGTTACTATCAAACCAAATTCCGTTGTTGGTAGTAATTGGTGTCCACCTCAGTACTAACATCTTTGCCATATACTTTATTTTTTATTCTACAAATTCTACTTTTGTATCTCGGTCTCTCTTTAGGATAACCATGAAAACCAAAGCCTCATCCTTAGCTTGAGCCGTTTGAGTATCACCTGATGGCTTATAAACTATACCGTTGATTACAAACCTATCCTGTTCCCAATTAAAATCCCAATAACCCTCCGGTGTAAGATAACCGATTTGTTCTATATAAGATTTAGAAATTAGTATTGATAAGTTTTCATCATCCAATTCTCCAGTGATAGTTGCCTTATTGATAGGCCAGTTTCTGAAAGCATTGTAGTAACATAATGCTTCGATTTGGATGTTATAATATTTAGGTATACTATCCTCAGCATGGCTGAGAAGTTGGTTAACGTTTTTTGCCCAAGTGATGGTTTGTCTACCAGCATCCCAATCTAAGAAGTCAGTGATAATCTTCTTGTATCTATCCCAAGAGCGGTTCTTTACCATTCTCCAGGGTTCTTTTGTCATAACTCGGTAAGGATTGATTTATTACCACCTTTCACAGGAGTACTTGGATTAGGTCCATCCAATACACCTGGTTGCCTTCGGTTAACTACTCGAGGAACTACTGTTCGTGATACAGCATCACAGAATGGCAGATATATTTCCAATCTTGAAGCTAACATACAAAGGTTCTTTCTTAATTCATCTATTAAGCCACCCGGTTGCATTGCTTGAGAAAGTGTTTTCCATAATGAGCTTGCAGCTTCTGCCAAGGTGTCGTAATATTGAACTTCAGTAGGCCCAGTAGTGATTTGTTTAATCCTATCACCTCGGGCAAGTTCAGGTTTAGAAGTACCATCACCGGTTTGCTCTTTGGTAGATGTAATTTGACTTAGATATTCGGAAGTACTTGTCAATAGATTAAGTATCTTCACATTAAGAAAGTCCCATGCTGCCAATTCCATTATTAATTGGTTTTCTAGTGCTTCATACCATAATTCATCAGTATATTTATCTGGTGCTATTGCATGGTTTACTAGTGGCCCAATATAATATTGCCATTTAGTGATGTATATAGATTTCTCTTCCCTGGTCATACCATCGGATATTTCTGAAGGTATGTAGTAATCGATTAAGTTATATATTGTATCGGCTAATGCCGTATGACCATAATCACAAACTACCAGAGTCTTATCTACGGTAAGGTCTAAACCGGCAGAGTTAGTTACGTGTAAGGTAACTGTATAGAAACCGGGAGTTTCATAAGAATAGGAAACATGTCTTCCACCATTGAAAACCTCTCCCTTATCATCGCCAAAGTCCCAGTCAAAAATGGATTTGGCCGGGACTTTGGATATGACTCTGAATGAAACTTCCAGACCTGACGTAATGTACAAAAAGTCCAGATTGTTATTCATATTAGTCTGTCTTATGTAATTTTCATAGATTACCCTTTAGAAGAGGATTCGAATTCTTCCAGCAAAGCCTGAAGAATTGTTTCTACTGTATCATCTTTCTCGGCAACGATTTCATGAAGACCTGCTACCAGTTTCAGTTCTTCCAGGGAATAGCCCTTTGCAAGTTTTTCAAGAGTCATGCCTTTCTTGAACTGAGCATTCAGTCTCTTATCCAACTTTTCGATGTCGGCCTCTGAATACTTTTCGATTTCTGATTTATCAGCAATGATAATCAGATGGCCAGAGGCAATTGCCTTCTGAATCTTTGGTGCACGGAATTGACGACGAGAGAGTTCCTTGTCTTCTCCTCTACAAACGGTAATACCAGTTGATTGGTCATGAAAACTGTAAGCTCTTGGTCCCACAGTTACTGTATATTTATCTTTAGCCATATTTCCTAAGATTTAAAATTTAAAAAGTGATAAAGAGAGGATGAGTCTTTTTAATTACCCACCCTCTCAGGGAATTTATATAGATGAAACCGGACTGCCCTTATTATTCGAGGTTAACCATCAAATATGGGTCTACGTTCATGAACTCGGGGAATCCGGATTCTGAGAACTTCTTGTCAGCAGCCAGCAATAGAGTTGCATCCTGGTACATCTTAGAGAAGCCAGTAGTCAAGCTTGCATAGATTGCCTGAGTCTGGTTAGAAACGATTCTTTCCGATTCAAGCATCAACTGACGAGCAGTAAGCTTAATCAAGGCAGCAGATGTATCAATCAACAGCAACTGTTGGTCGGGTGTACCCGGGTGAATGTAGAAGTCAGCATTCTTGGGAACAGGAGACTTAACATTCAGGGTAGCTTCTGTAGTACCAGAGTGACGATCCTTGAATTCCGGCAAGTTCAGCATTTCGATTGCCTGGTCTTCACCACCAATCATAGTTTGGAAGTTACGTCCCATACGAGCAGCACGTACCCAAATATGCAGAAGGTCTTTGTAAGTGATACCGTTAGTTGTTTCGTATACACCGATTACCGGGGCAGACTCAGAGCCATCAGGGTTGTTACCATTGATAGCAACGTCCATAGCCAGAGTATCCAGAGCATAACCCAACTGAACACCAAAATCACGAAGGTAGATTCCCAAGACATCGAGCGAAACATAGTTACGAACTTCATCAGTAAGTTTGAAACCTTTTCCGATTTTGAAGAGGCTAACTGATTTCTGTCCGAAGCTAACATCACCCAATGGGATAGTTTCTGCCTCATTAACCTTTGCAGGGGCAGCATCCGACATGTTAACCATCGGCATGATTGCTTGTAAACCATTGATGGGTTGATCAGATGCAATGATGTTCGGATAGAACGGAGCCTGGCGCATACCCAATGTGATAGCAGCACGGATGATTTCCGGAACAATCCAACGAACATTCTGTTGAGGCATTGTAAAGATGTTCTGCATCGTGTCCACTTTTGGATTGATGCCCATCTTTTCAAAAAGTTCATCTTCTGAAATACCCCATTTACCGGTAACCAATTCTCCAAAAGTTACCTCTACAGGCTTCTTGTCCTGTGAACCGGAACGAACAGCTTCCAAGCTTCTTACCATTTCCGGCAGCTCATTCATAAAATCCTGAGCCTTCAACTTTGTAATATCTATTTTATTTTCCATAACTTCTTTTCTCTTATTTGATGAGTACTTGAATTACCTCATTTGCCTCTTCTGCTGGATTAAGGGCAATGAACGGGGTTGAAGTTGCTTGGTTAGCTTTTACGAATCTATCGTTAAGCAATTCTCCATCGGGAGTTACATAGCCAGCTTCGATATTTTCGTTTGATACCCAGTTACAAATCATGTAACCTTCCATAGCTACTGTTACCTCTACCGGGAAATTTCTTTGAGGTTGATAAGCAGGGTTAACGTTATCCGTTACTGCTACACCCAAATAAACTTGAGTAGCTGTATCAGTGCAAGGGTAAATCAAACCTTCTTCATTCAAAGCCACTGGCATACCCTGTACGATTTTCTCTCCAGCTTTAACATTGAAAGCCTGGTGCAATTTGTGTGACTCACTTTTGTAAATCACCGCTCTCGGGGTTCTTTCCCCAAAGAGAGTAAGTTGCTGAGGGTCGTTTACGATTTTAGTTTTTTCCATAACGCGGATTATTTATATTAGTTATTTGATTTTGTTTCGATACAAGTTATCGATTACATTCTTAGTACTCGGAGATTCTGAATTCCGTTGGGTATCAGTACCCTGGGTTCCAGTTTTACCCTCGGTATCATCCTCAGCAATTGAGGAAGCACGGTTGACGTCCTTAGAACCACATTTTGAGCAAGTGAGAGGGAACTTCTCTTCCAAGCGAGCTTGGTAATCCTTGGTCAAGGAAATAAGAGTAGTAATACCAGTAGTCTCGGCATTGAGCATCGTAACGATTGTCTCATCTACCTTATCACCCATCAACTTCTTGTAGGTTTCTACGGCATTTTCACGTAGAGAAGCAATGTGATTCTTTCCTACGGTTGCCATTTCCTTCAAGTTAGCTACTTCGGCATTCAAGTTGGTAATCTGTTCCGTAAGAGAAGTTTTCTCTGTAGTAAGATTATCTACCGAAGTTTGCAATTCGTTTCTGGATGATACCAAAGTCTGAATGCAGGCAATTACATTTTCCTGATTCATCTCTTTACCTTCTTCCAGGGTAAGCATGTTATCCCCAAAAAGGATTTCAAGAAATTTTTGTAATTCGTTCATGTTATCTTTATTTGAATGATTATCATTGGCATCATTATCATTAAAAGAACCCTGAGTATCGTTCTTTTCTTGATATGATATTAAATCTGATTTATAATCAGTAAAGAAGTATTGCTTCGATTTATCATCTCGGTATTCTTCATAGGATGCCCAAGTTCTTTTGGCAAATGTTGGGTTAATGATTTTACCATCCGAACCAATTTTCTGGGCAAATGAATCAGCCCCATGTGAAACCAGGGAAGTCTCAAGGTAACGAACAATTTCAGTAACCATTCTACGTACCATAACTCCCTTAGAGTCATAAGTACCAAGTTTCTGATAGAATTCATTATCTTCCATTTGGGGATGAGATTTATCCCACTTGAATTGTACAGTAACTGAATTACTATGAATTGAAGGAGGTTCCATAAGGATGCCTCTAGCAATTCTTGGGTTTGCCTTACCATCGATTTTCAGAATACCGTTGATACCAGCGGGTATAGTAAAGCTACCGTCTTTATAGGATTCCTGCCACATTACTTGTGATACAGCACCAATAGCATTACCGATGTTGGTTTCATGGTCACAGTTTACTGTTTGACCAAGCAACATCTTCATAGAAGCCTTTAGTACTCCATTCTGACCAAAGTCTGTCGGGTTCCAATTCTTAGATACAATCGTTTCTGAAAGTAATCTGAACATTGGTTCGATAAACTCTTCGTCCTTAGGAGTTAGTTCCGATTTGTCTAGGTTGGGATAGTAAGTATTATAATCTATATCCCCTCCCCAAAATCCAAATTGAGCAATGGTGTCCGGTGTAGGATTCTTCCATTTGTAATAATTCTCGGAGAAAGTCTGGGCTCCCACTGCTTCTGGGATATACCCAGCCATAATGGTATGGCCTTGACCTATCACCATAGAATCAAGATGCTCTTTGTTTTTCTTTGTGAATTTACTCATCTTGCTTTAGTATTTTGGTCTCCTCGAGAAGGAGCCGGGTTTGTCTTATCTCTTGACCTACGAGCAGATTGGTTTTTATCATCCTGCCTTTGTTTCTTCTTGGTACCCTCTTGTGGGTCTGTATTACCACCCTTAGCAAATTGGTCCTCAAGTGAAACTCTTGGTTCCTTTTCATCTGGTGAATCATAACCCATTGCCCAAGCATATTGCTCTTGGCTAATGATACCTGCCTTATACAATAAGTCAAGGTTCTGTATCTTATACTGAAGACCTTGTTGGATTTTAACTTCATCAGAAACTGTAGAAGTTCCCCAATCAATCTTCATTCCCTTATTATTAAATCCTGCCAGACGCAGTTCTAGAGAATAAAGTCGGTCCAATACATAAGCTACAAGCATTTGGATATTTTTTAACTGGCTAATCATCTTAGACAGCATTATACCCGTTGCACCTTCACCAGTAGTAGATGATACCCCAATGATAGAGCCATTAACTCCCAACCCATTTGCTACAGATTGTTGATTCATATTCCAAGGCTTCTCGATATTACCGAGTTCCTTAGTAGTAGAATTGAGTTTGAATTCATGGTCATCTATGTAACCAGCTACTACTCCATCCTTCATACCCTCTTTAACATTACGTTTGAGGATATTGAGTTCATGGTATAATCTGGATTCATAAGCTTTTATACTCTCATTTGGTCTTTGTGGAGATTTCTGCATCTTAGCTTCTAAGAAACCAACCATACCACAAATCTCCATGATATGTTTGAAGTTAATCTTCATATCATTTTGTCCTTTGAGAGAATCCAATGCAGGCATAAATGGAGGAACTCCATAAGGTTCATCGGTATCATTGAACATACCAACATAGAAATAGGTTTCTGGGTTAAGCTTAATGTAATCTTGTTGCTTAACAAAGAAATTTATATTCTTTTGGTAAGGAGCATACACCCCATTTAATTCACGTTTAAACTTGATGTGTTCTGGCTTAAGGAATAATACCGTAGCCAATCCATCAAGCTTGTCATTTGGTACGCCTTCTACAGATATTGCCCCACTTACAAGAAGTTGAACAATCATCTTATTAACTAAACCATCTATACCAGCAGTATATCTGGTCCATCCCTTGGTGGCTTTCTTAAGATGTTCTCTCATCTTTGAAGCCTCTTCATCGGTATTATTAGGGAAAGTTACTGTATGACTGGTGTTAGCTAACTTAAACATATCTTGCAATGCAATGCCCATATCAGGATTTACCTTATATAAATCCCGAATTAAAGGTATCACATCAACACGAAAAGAGGGTTCAACTAATTTAGTCAACCCTTGTAATGATGTAATTAAGTTATCGCTATCATCGTCAACTGAAACCCTACCAGGCGAAATCGATGTGGCAGGCTTCTCCTCTTTATTAGAGGATGTACCATTCTTGGGAGGGTCCTTCTTACGTCCCCAACCCCAACTAAAATTGAAGTACTTTTTCATCTTGGTTGTACGATTACGTTAGTTTTTCCTTTCCTTATGTGATTACATATTGCTTTTCCAAAGATATCATCATCGGCATATACGTCTCCTTCAAGGTCTACATCTACAGCTAAATTGTTAGCCCTATGTTTACCCATTGCAACAGGTCTACCTAAACCATCATAAATGAAGGTATAAGCTTCTTGTACAAAGAATGGGTCCTTAATGATTACATGATCTAATCGAATATCTTCTTCCAAGTTTTCTATTATCACTGAACGATTCTTTTGGGTGGTTAACCAACCAGGGGATTTATCCATTTCAGGTCTACTTTTACCTTTTTTCTTTAGCATCTTCTGGTAGTAGTAAAGGTTAGGGTATCCTTCATCTTGAAGCTTAGAAGTTACTGATAAACCAACGTCATTGGATTCTGGAGCTATTACTGCCCAGTTAAACAACTTACCAGTATCACCAAGTAACTTAGCATAAGCTCCCACTGCCATTCTTCCCTTATATACTACTTGTTCTTCTCCTAGCTTATCCATACAAGTAAATGAAGAGTAGTCAGAAGCTCTACCAGTTGAAACGTCTGCACCAATGAAATATTCTTTATCTGATTCGGGTTCACAGAATTGTCGGTATTGACCATTAAATCTCTTCTTAATAACTGGGTAATCACTAAGGCAGTCTTCGATAGCTTTAATATCGGCTAAATCGAAGACTGTATTACCAGATGATAAGAAGTCACCATCAATTTCTTGTGCAGTTCGTTTTGCTCCCAAAGCAGAAGACATTTGGTTATACCAATTGATATCTCGTTCTGGGTGCATTTGCCAGTATAATCGAATTGGGTTAAAAGGATTACCTCCTGCAATGGCATCTACCCAAGTTGAGTGATAGAAATTACCAACTCCATAGGGAGTGGAATTGACGATGGCAGCTCCACCAGTGGAAAGAGTAGGGAATGCAGCAGCCCAAATTTGAGCAGCCCATCTTACTACTGCTGCCTCGTCAATTACCAGAAGAGAAAGGGATTCCGAACGACCGGCTTCGGATGATGTCGGAATTGATTCAACAAATGACCCATTATCAAATTCTATCATGGAAGCAGAACCGTATTCTCCAGCTCTACCATTGATTATGGGAGTTTGAAGGTACCATGGAAGATTCTTGTACATGAACTTAATCTTCTTAAGCACCTTCTTAGCAGTTGTGTCTTTGATAGAGATAATGTTTATCTTTTTGTTGGGATGGTACATCGCCAACCAAAGACAGTACATTGAAATAAGTTCTGTAATTCCTGCCTGACGGAATTTGAGAATGATATTGAATCGTTGGGCAATGAAATTGTAGAGAACAGATTTCTGAAATGGGTATAAATCGAATCTTACCTTTCCTCTTACTGGATGTATCACATAGCAAAAAAGGCTAAAAAAGAAAACATCACTAGAAACTCGGGATAGGTTTGATAGCTCTTCCCGAGTTAAAGTAGTTCTAGTTTCTGAGATAGTCTTTGCCATATCTAAAAGTTATACGTTATTTGAAATTCGATGTCAGTACCTATCCCAGATTTTACCTTCGGATAGTAAAAGGTATTGACTCCGAATTTGTAATTAAATCTCTTAGTCTTGATTGAAAGACCAGCTCCCATATCGAAGAGATTATTGAAAGGTCTGTATTTGCCATAAACGTATGGACTAAGTGATAACCTTGCAACTTTCTTTCGAGTTAATTGACCTTCATACCAGTTGTAGTTGTACTTATCTAAGTCGATTGGGAATAGTCTAGTTGAATAAGTGTTAGTCTCCTTATTGAACAGACTTAAGTTCAACTTATCTTTCTTCAAAACAATTTGAACCAGGGAATCTTGGTTACTGATAACTGGCTGCCTTAGCATGGAATCAGGAAAGAGAGTTGGCTGCCTATTATCATGAACTAAGATTTTACCTGGTTCAACTTTTTCTGAGTACTTCTTCTCTGGTTTGAAGGGTTTCTCTGTGTATACTGTATCTGGGATTTCATTGACCGCTAGTTCCAGGGAATCAACTTCTCGAGAAAGTTTATAATTCCTGAAGCAAAGGTAAATAGTAAATCCTAGAAGTACAATAAACAAGGCCCTCTTAAATGTCTTCATACTTGATGAATTTCTTAATCTTACTCTTCAACCAATAACGTTCTACTGGACTTAAGTTTGACTTAATGATGTGGAACTTGAATTGAAAAGTACTTTTGGTTTCAATAATCTCAAAACGTATCGAAGGTAAATTCCGATAAATAATCCGAAAGAACTTAAGGATGTTGTTAATGTTCAATTCGGTAATTGGGTACTTTGCATTAATCATTCTCATAATCCGATGTATTAAGTTTTCAAATTGAAATAGTCGCACGCTTTAATGATACTATCTATTCGGTAATCGCTTAGCGATTACCTTTATCGAACGAAGTGAGATAATATCCAAATATACTACTTACGATATGATATATGAATAGCTATATATACGCAGATAAATATATAGATATATATACGTAGTATATTATATATCTATATATTTCAAGGCACCCCAGAAACTTATATATAAGACTTTATATATAAAGCTGAAACTCAAGGTTTCTTGGTATTTGCCTTTTTGAGGCATTTTTTGAACCAAATACCTATTTCCCCTACTGCCCCTTTGGCAATCGTATATCTTGCCTTGTTAAGCCAGTAATGGTAATCCTTAAAATCACCTTCGAAGGTATTACTATTTTTGTGAAGGTAAACTTTGAATTTATCAGGGAATCCCATAATTGCCTTGAAGTCTTCGATTCCCAAGGGGTAGCCATCTGGTCTAAATTGCCTATCTGCAGGTCTTAGAGTTAAAGGGGGTTTATCATACTCCAATCGATATACTCCTGGAAGAGTACTCATCTTTGCAGTTTTGATAGGCCACTTCTTTTCATCCTTGAAATCTCTAACCCAGAGTCTATGTATCTTTGCTACTGTAAGATTCTTCTTCTCAGGGAGCTTTCGATAGTCATACATTGCCAGAGTTTTACTCATGAACGGGATCTGGTTAGTATTATTTTCCTGAGAGAATGTGAGTGGTTTAAGTAAATTTCTAGTAGTTGTTGGAGTTTTTACTTGGAATATTTCATCAAAAGCATTCAAGTATTTCTTACCGGTCTTTTTATGTACTCCAATGATAAGTAATCTCTTTCGTGATAACTGTGAGTTACCGTAGTCAGAAACGCTTCTTTCGTGAAAAATAAGTTTATAGTCTTCAAGAGTTTTTTGAAGATATTCTTTTGGGAGCAAAGATAGCAAACGAGGTAAGTTTTCAATAAGAAATATCTTAGGTTTATAATGTAAGATTGATTGAATTACTAGATTCAGGGATTTATTCTCTTGGGGATTGCCCAATTCTTTTACTTTTGAAAGCCTCATAATAGAAGATGCTCCACAGTCTGGACTTGAAAGTATGATGTCTGGCTTACAATCTGGGAAGGTTTCATCTTTATAATATGGTATACCACCAAAGTTCAATTTCCACTGCTCTAAGCCTTTAGTATAAAATACTCCTCGAGTTTCTATATTAGCTATCAAATTCTTTCTAAAAGGGAACAAAAGGATGCCTGCACCAGCAGACACCCCTAATACTTTTAATTTTTTCATTTCTTGTAGCTTCTCAATTTAATGTACTTAATCCAAGCAAATGGCTTACGGTCTTCCAAGTAACTCAGATTCTTATCATTATTGTGGGCTTCTTCTTCGAAACTTACATCATGATATCTTTCATTCTGTTTATTCCACTTGGCAAAGCACATGATGATTATATATTCGATAACATACCAAAGGTAGAAGAATCCAAAAGTCAGAGCCACTACCCACCAGAAGGATATATCAAAGGATAACCAGAGTATGATACCAAGTACCAAACCCACTATACTACACTCAATCTGCTGTATCTGATGAATACACTCATGATTGATATCATCAGGTTTACACTCTTCTACTTTGTGTTTGAAGAATGAGTTATACACCAGAGTAATTGCTTTGTAACTGGGGAAAAGGAATACCTTTGCTACCCAGCTGTTAAAATGACATCTTTTCATAATTTATCTTTGAAGTTTTCGTAAGCGTTTCTTAACTTTTGGTCGTAGGCATTCTGGGCATACCCGGGACCATTGTATTTTCTGGCAAAGCCAGCCCAGTCCTTTTCTTTGAGATTACTCAAACAACCAGAGTTTTTCATGAAATAATACATGAGTTCTAGTTGATTTGCATGAGATTCTGACATCTTATGAACGAATTCGAAGACATCTTTACATCCACAAAGATGGTGATTGAATCCACAGATTTGGAACATTCCCCAACTTGCAGACTTTAATGCACATTCCTCATCAATTTCTTTGGCTAATTCGAGTCTCTTATACTCGTGTACACCTCCCAAGTACTTCGATTTATCCCATTTAGGGAAGAAAATCGTAGAATATCTCTTACAAAGGTAAGCTAAATCTCTGTCTGGGAATTTCTTATGTACTTCTTTGTACATAATGTGACCCTCAAAGAGAATTTGAGGCCTACCATCAGCTAAAAACCCATCTCTACCTGCTGCTTCTACCAACTGAACAGCCTTCAATAGAGCAGGTTCTAGACCTAAGCGAATAGCAAGGTCTTTAATCATTTCATTTGTTAGTTTATCCATAACTTATCAGTTTTAATGGTTCAATTTTAGTAACGAAAGTATTGCTTATAACCCATTTTTAGGATGTTTCGAGGTTCTATTATCATATATAACTTATAAAATAATGCAATATGGGCAAGAAAAATGAATGCCAGATATGTGGCAAACCAATTAATTTAGAGGAATTCGATGAAACTAGAGAGATTCCCCAACTTATGGCAAGAAAACAAATTTGTTTTCAATGTGCTTTTTGGTCTAATCGATTAGCTTATGATAAAGAACTTGAAAAAGAGAAGAAAATTGCCGTAATTACTCCCGATTATTCCCATTGGATAACTAGAATACCGGGAAGTATTTTAATGGTACCTTCTGCTTTTGGGGGAATTTACCAAACTAAACTCCAACCAGTCAACACTCTTGGTGTTATAGATGAAGATAAAGAGAAACTTTTCATCATCCGTTATAATAACATCACTCACCAGGGCACTATACCGGAGCATCTAAGAGATGCTTTTAAAGTAAACGGAATATTTCTATCTCCACAGGAATACAAAATGCTAGAGGATTACCGGGGCAATGCCTATGAATTTATAAAAAATAAAATAGATAATGCAATAAATAAAGAATAATTTCGTATATTTGCATAAAGAAAATTTCTAAATAAAATAGATATGAAAAAAGAAAAGAAAGAAGCTAAAAAGCTCAAAGAAGGTGATGAAGTCTTCTTCTTAATTGATGGGAGACAACTCATGGAGAAAGTAACAGTAGAATCTATCGATAAGAAAAGTGGAATGGCTCTACTAAGTAACAGAGTAAAGGTTGCAAGAACTCTTGGCCCTGATAATACATATCCAAGATTGGATGGGAAAGAGGGGAAGGTTTTACCCCTAACAGAAGAGAATGAAAAGGTTTTCCTTGCATTCAAGGCTTATTTTTCCATAAAGAGAAATATGGAGTTTTTGGATAAAGAAATTCGGAATCTCAAGGATGATGCAAAGGCTTTGGACTTTATGATTGATTTCGATAAGAAGCTAACCAAGATAGTTAACAAATACTTCAAAGAACAATGACTACAGTATTAGCAATAATTTATTTGGTATGCTTACCGTTCACTGTATTTTTTGTAAGGGCTTGCTTGGATTATTTACCCTATACTCACAAAATACACTCTCTCGTTTTATTCATCTCGGTATGGATAGTATTACCTCTATTTCCGATTTATCTATTAATCAGATACATAAAATACAAATTACTATGAGATACTTTTTTGACAGAGATGGTAATTATGCTGGGTCATCAATGCAAGGGTGGGAGATTCTTCTCCTACTTTTGTTCCCAGTTGCTCTAATAATCTTCCTCGTATTCTTACCTTTCTATGTATTTCATAAATACAGTTCTAGAGAAGAGGATAAAAAATACGAGGAAGAACATCCAGAAATACTAAAAGTAGATTCTTATATTACCTGCTGGTATCCCTGGCATAGGTATTCTGTTGCATATACACTGGCTCTTATATTCTGGGTAATTGCTTTTATAATTGGGATATTATCTTGATCTCAATATAAGTCTTAGGTTGGAGCTCCCCAATAAAAGTTCAAATCTAATGGATATTTTTTAGTGGGGTTAAAACTACTGGAGAGTATAAGAGTACCACTGCTAACAGAGGGGGTTGAATTTTTTTTAAGAGTATAGGAACCTAAGCCAGTTGTTTTTATTGTAAAGTATTGGTTATCGGGTAAATTGTAGTTAGGGCTAAAAGCATTACCATCCTTATCAAGGCAGGACCAAGACAACATTTCGAAATTTCCCGGGTACATATTAGAAATATAGACATTAATCATATGTCTATTTTGATTTACTATCCAATTCTTATATCTGGTACCCTCAGCCATAGATCCATCTTCACCACTAATATTAGTACTAACCATGAAAAACACATCCATATTGACTCCTGAGAGGAGCGTTGAGGTGAAACGTATTTCCCAATATTCTTTTTCTTCGGGAGTAGTAAGGTGTAGATTTATCTTATTGCCAGATTCGTTTTGAGTAAGTACACAAGTTCCAGAAGTACCGTCATTTTGTGCAGTAATCTGAATCTGATTGTTACTCTTGTCTTCCTCCAGAATATAATCCGAGGTATTGATGCTAGCAGTATATCCAACCCCAATAACTCCGGACGATTTGCCATTTACATATTTAGTTTTCTGGGATTGGATATTCCATCTCTTAGAGTTACCACTATTGATGGTAACAGATACATCTTGGGTGGATCTCCCCCCCCTAATTTAAGAACTTTATTTTCCATAATGTATAATGTTTTTAGATTGATACTGTTCCTCCTGCACTTGGTACTATAAATGACCCCTCTAATATCCAGGTAGCACCTGATTTAGTATATACAGCTACTCTATCTCCAGTAGTACATTTTATTCGAGAACCAGGTTCTGAGTCATTGGCATAGAATGGAATCGACATAGTAGTAGTACCAGTTGCTGAGAGACCCTGTATATACACCTGACCTGAAGATGATGTATTCTGTGGCCTAGCTCCCCTGCCAAAGAGATAGTAGCTTGTATCTGTGGGCAATCCAGAGAGAGTGAATGTTAAAGCCTTTTGTGACTCCTGAGTTACTGATATATTAAGGTTAGCATTCCCACAGGTTAAGAAGATATGCCCTGAACGGTTAGCTCCAGTTTGATTACTCGATAAAGCGGTCAGGGATAACATGTAATGGTTCTCAAGAGTACCCACTGGGGCAACGGATACTGCGCACCAATCGGGAGCACTACCCACATGGGGAGTTTCTGGCTTTTTAGACCCATCACTACCATTTAAATAGGCCATCACAAAGATTTGAGCAGTATTACCTTTACTACCACCTAAAGGCAGTGAGTTTGAAACCATTTTTATGTATCCAGTATAGGTTACACCAGGTTCTTGAGTTACTGTGAGATTGATTTTGTTATTAGACCCATTTTGGTCAAATGTCAGAGTAGTAGACCTTGAGGACCCAGTATTTTCTGAATAGTTAATTTTTACATCTAAGTAACCATCTCCAACGGTAACTCCTCCCCAAATAGCCCAACTTACGGAGGCTGAGCCCAAAGTACAAGAGAGTGTAGAGGTTGAAACTACTTTGCCATTTACCAGTTTCCTTTTGAGGGAAGTGATACGGTAGGTTACAGTACCACCTTTTGAAGATACAGTATCTGTACCTGTATCTGTAATTGCACGTGCTAGTTTGAATAATGTTTTTTCTTCCATATCTTTATAAGTTTTTGGTTTATAGAAAGAACTTTGATATTGTAATCTACCAGAGGGATAAGGTGGATGAGAGCCAGGGATGTTTTATTCTCTGGTTTCTCTGTGTGTTGTGTGAGTATGTGTGGTGTGGGATATCTGGGCATGCCCTTAATGCGAAAGCTTCGAAAGTTGTGGTACTAAAATGAGTATTTGCCTTCAAGGTACCCCTTATAGCGAAAGCCTAAAATTTCCTGGTACTAAAAGGGGAGTACGGTTCCCTTAAATTTAACATTCAAAAATAAAAAGTAAGGGACAAACATTTTTATTTATCCCTTTGCTTTCTTTCAATCTTTAAATGTTTCGTTATTGTCTTTTAAAATTTCTTTTAAGTCTCTATAGCATTGAATTGCTAACCAAATTACACAAACAAATAAAAATATATTTAATAACATAGAATTTAATTTTTTAAGTGAGTAGGGAAATATTTCCCTACTCTGATTTGTTTTTATTTCAAGGAGTTTTTCACTATTTCAAGACCTTTTATTAGAATTGCTTTCTTTTCTTCTTTAGTGTTTTCGCTTGCAATCGAAGAAAAAGAAAAATCGTTTAAAACATAGACTTGTTTATAAAAGTCTATAAAGCCCTCAATTAGTTTTTTATCTGCATTGTTTGCAATGGTTGAAAGAAGATTGAAAGTTACGTTTCTGAACTTTTTTCTCAAAGATTTGATTTGTTTTTCGTTTGCACCCTCAAAAAGTTCTTTTTTGTAAATTTCTGTTCTTGTCCCTAAAGAAGTTTTGAAAAGACCCGCGTTTTTTTCTTTTACGCTTTTCAATATGTCTAAAGCAATTAAACTATTTGCTTTTACGTTTGCACTTGCTTTTTCTACACTCACTTTGTTAATTTGATTTTTCATAATAAAATGCTTGAAAGTTTTATTATTAATTATTTTTATTACCTTTTCAAATAGACTTTCAAGACTTTTTAAACTATTCTAATAAGGTAGTATTTATTTCGTTTCTGTATTGCAAATATAAGAACTATTTTTTAATCTACAAAATTTTTAGAAAATTATTTTCTTAAAAAGTTTTAATTAAAAATTTATTCAAATATCGTTTTGTTTTTCTCACATTGCAAAGATACGAACTTTATTTTAATCTACAAACATTTTCAAGAAAAATTTTTGAGAAAATGAATAATTTTATTTTCAAAATTATTTTTGTGAAAAATTCATAAAATAGAAAATATTGTGCACTTAATATTTGCACTTAATTTTGGGGTTCACAAGGGTAATCTTCACACGCCTTGTAGTGGGCATATATGATATGTATATGGATAATCCTATATGGCTTATGCCTGTCCTCTTGAGAGTGTATTATATACAGGTATATTGAAGGCCATTAATGGACTAAGGTGATAAAGAATTAAGGCCCATTAGCTATATCCCTATTATTGCCCTCTATAAACCTATTAGGTCCTAATTCAATAAGGCCATATAGGGACTATGATAAGCCTATAGAGATTAGGATAGCCTATAAGGGCTTACTAAGTTAGCGTAAGTAAAAACCCAGAACCTTAGTTAGGCCTGGGGCAATGTGTTAGTATTCGCAATATTCTCGTTCAAGGTATATATTGAAATCCTTGAAAAGTTTGATACCTGGTATAGGACCGTCATTTCTGTCCCAAATCTCGAATTCGATAAATTGGGTCTCATAACCTTCTATATCTGAAATAGAGAGAAGATAGTTCTGGCTTGGGTCAAATTCTTCAAGGAAAACTTCGATAGTAGCCTTAATCCTAATAGGGTGAGTATTAGTAATGCCTTGTACGATTTGTGTTAATCGGTTTGATAATTCTTCTGTGTTCATAGGTAATGGGTTTTAAGTGATTATTATTTTATTTTCTTACTGCAAATATAAATATAATATATTATATATGCAATAACCCTAATTGCCTTCGTAGGTTATTAAGGGCCTTGAATTATATTTGCCTTAGTCCTTGAGGCCATTAATGGAGATTGCCCTTTACCTTCCCTACCTATAACTAATATTATATAATACCTAATGGCTCTCGGTAATTTAGGGGTACCCCTAAATCACAAAATTGTCCTAGAATACAAAAGTTAATGCTAATATAAATACTAAGCAAATAAATTACAGAGTTACTAGGAATATTACCTAAATATGCCCCTTGAAGGCCTTAAATCCTATAAACCATTTAGCCCTAAAACCTAACAAATAATTTGCCTTGATTACCAAATCACCTAACCCCAACCTATATGTATTATATAATACCTAATATAATAACTTGGTGAAGGTAATCAAGGTAAATTGTGATGGCCATTAATCGACGATGTACTAAAGCTATACTACCTACATACATAGAAGCTACATAACATATCTGTATTATATAATCCCCTACCTTCGAATTACCTTGAATGCAATCTATAATATAATACATATAAAGGGTACTCAAGGCAATCGGATTTAGAGGCCATTAATGGTCGGATTTATTTGCCTTTTTAGGCCTTTTTGAGTTTGCCTTTAAAGTGTGTAGTAGAGCTATATGGTATAGTGGCTATATAGTGAGTTGAGTGGCTTTGTATAGTAAGGTAAGTTTGCCTAGCCTTGTTTGCCTAAATCCCCAAAACCCCCGGCGAGGTACCTTGATATATGTATTAGGTATTATTATATTAATAGATGGTATATTAGTTATAGAGGAGATAGGTAGGTATTATATTATGTACCTTAGTTAGAGTTAGTATGATTTTGTTTTATTTTTGTGTTGGGTAGTGTGGGAGGTACCCGGTATTTATTCCAGGTACCTTGATATGTGGGATAATGTTATCAGGGCTATGGTGTATATTATTAGGGTTAGTAGCTGTGAGATGATATATCTTATTTTGTTTGTTGGGTGGGTATGCTTGTGGGCTTGGTATATTTTCTCATTACGTATGAGGGTTAGGATGGTGACTACGGATAAGATTATTCGGATTATGTAATAGAGGATATTCATGGTAGTGATATTATATCGATTATGGTTATATCTGTTAGGTTTACTTCGAGGATTTCTCTTAGCTTTAGCCTTATGTAGGTACTATGTTTATGCCCTGGGTTTATTTCTTGTTTGGGGTAGCGGAGGTAGGTATTAAGTTCCTCAGTTCTGTACACTACGTTCATTTCTTCGCAGAAGCCTTCGGTAGTACCAGGTAGTGGGCCTGGTACTTCGAATGATACTAAGAATTTACCTGATGTTAGCATGGTTCTAGTTCGTTAGTTAGGATTCTTATATCGGTTAATTGATTCATGTATTCCTCTTCTGAGGATATGTCAAGGCATTTGCATGCTATGTAGTGACCGTACATGGATATACCTGATTCATAGCCTTGGTCCTCGTTTAGGAAGTTAGCTAAGGATATCTTGTCTACTGAGCATACCCTCTTCAGATGTCCTGGTAAGGTTTCTGAATCTGTATATCCTACAAAGTCATAAGTATCAGTGTTATCGGTCATGGTAGAGAATATTTCGATTAGCCAGTTAAAGTCCTCTAGAGGTACTCTGTCTAGCCATTCCCATCCGATTGGATATTGGTTTACTGTTATTGTTGGTTTCATGATGTTAATTGAGTTGAGGGTTAAACATTTGTTTTGGTTGGCCTAATAGGCAGCAATGAGGATAACCTGCTTCATCGAGGATTCCCAGTATAAGATATCGATTGGTATCTCTGGGAATTTCGAAATAGAAAGCTGGTTTCATGTCGCCATCTGTGAAGAATATAAAAACTATCTGAGTGTTTTCTAGTAACCCATTTAGTTGTACATGAGAAAGGTAGTTATAAATAGCTTCCCTTTGATTTCTTGGGTTTTTCTCCCATGAGATGAGCATATCGTTATACCAATTTGGATTATCGCATAGCTTTTTAAGTTGTTGTTGAATATACGGTGTCATGATTTGAAGTAATAATATAAGTCCTCGATTAGTTTATCCTGTTCTTCCCATATAGTATCTGATACTACGTATTCTGATACGAAATAGTTATAGAAAGGCCCAAATAGTATTTTTAATACTATGTCCTTGAGTTCGATATTGAGTTGTTCCTCTTCTTCGGTAGAACTGGGTTTGATTGCCTGAAGTTCTGCCTTATAGGATGCCGTTACGGCATCCTTTAGGGTTTGAATATATTCTGGGTTAGTTTCCTTGAGAATACTTAATTGTGATTTGAGTTCTTTACTTATCATGGGGCTTAGCGATTATGGATATGAATCCCTGTGGATATTGAGTATAGAATAATTGGTAGTTCCCTGTGGGCAAGAAGACTTGCATTATATTTGCAAGTAAGAGATAGATTTTCCATTGGTTTTCCTCTAGAAACTTGTCCCAGGCTTCTGATTCTTCGGGATAATTACCCGATAGTTGGATATGGTACTGTTCTTGGTCAGCAATAAATAGGTTAGTTACTACCTGTATTTCATCTGATTCCTTTTTGTATTGGGTGATTGGATACCAGATGCCTTCGGTTTTCCATTTATTAAGTTGGAACAGAGACATGCCCTGTTCCAGTACGTTGAGTAATTTATATAAGTTTACCATAGTGATTATTTATTTAGTTGGTTAACTAATTCTGATACTGCAAGTTGTTGGAAGATTTCTGTTTCCCTGTGGTCTGATTCCCATTTTTCGATAGCATTGTAGATATTGGTATATTGGGATATCAGGTCCTCATCTTGTTCATCGTCTTGGATAAATTCCCGGAGATGTTTTTTGAGTCCGGTTATGATATAATCCTGATGTTCAGGGGTTAATTGAAGAGCTCCGAATAGGATAGCCTCTACCTGTGAGGGTGAATCATCATAATATTGGTCATCAGTACCCTTTGTTAAGTCCATGTGAGAAATAATGTTTTCCCTGAGATTTTCGAAGAGAACTTCCTCTGAAGCATATGTGATGATATATCCTGAGATATAAGCAGCAAAAAGTTCATCCTCTAAGTCGATTGAATAAACCTGGATATTGGTAGCTTCCTTGTTAATGAGAAGACCATCGGAGTAATCATAAGTATAAATGGGGTGGGAAGCAAGCAGTTCCCGGATGGCCTCTAAATTTTTTAATTCTTTCATAACGTGTCTATATTAAAATTATTTGAGAAATATTTCTCATTGCAAATATACAAAATTATTTCTAAACTTGTTTTTATAACTACTTTTATTTTTATAAATAGGGAGGTTCTGGGAGGTGTTTTGAGTGCCTCCCAGAGGGTTTTGTTAATATTGCCCTGTCATAGTAATGATAATGAAAAGGGATTCATCATTGAAATGTACCTGGATAGTATCTCCATATGAGTTTGACATGTAATGATGATTAGGGTTAAGTTCTTTTAATGGGTGATGTTCATCCCAATGAGAATTAATGAATTCTATCACGTATTGTTCAAAAGCATCGGATTCTCTGCAGTAGGTTTCTACCTTTTCGTCATCGTCTATAGGATACTCCCGGAATTGGAGATTGAGAGTTCCCATGTATGATTCATCCGGATTTGAGATTTCGTTAACTGATTGAGCAGTGTAACCAAAAGCATCAAGAGTTCCATCAAAGTAACCCATAATGTGATTTGAGATTTCGTTAATAGTTGTCATAAGAAATAAGTTTTGTGACCCCGTTCAAGGTCGGTTAATAATTATATTTATTTTTCTCTTATGCAAATATAGAAATAATATTTTAAATATGCAATAATTAAGGGAGCCCAGATGTTGGTGTTTCTGAACTCCCTGGAGATATATTAACTGGTTAGGGATTAGTATTACTAATCGGCCAATAATGGTTCCTTGGGCTTATTTAATTTCTCTTTAGAACGTCTGGTAGCCCAATTCTCGTAGGGTTTGTAACTGAAGGTACGAGTTGTTTCATCGTATGCAGCATATACCATTCGTTTACGAGAGATTCTCCTTCCGTAAGTTTTCTTAAGATTAGCAAACCAATCTAGATACTCCTGTAAAGAGTTAAAGATTTCTTTGTGCCCGTCTAAATTACTTTTGGGACGGGTCTTCCATGTTGCTTCTATATAGCATTGGTGTAGGGTAATTGAAATAAAGTATCTGCACCAGCTACCACCAAAGATAGTGCCCGTGGAGAATTCTATCTCCCGAGCAACTAATGGACTAACGTTATACTTTGTCATGCGATTGAGAAATTAAGTTGGAAAATCCAGTTGTTTCTATTGAGTTGATTGAATGATATGAACCTCCCATCGTTATCGGTAAATTCATTCATGAATTGAACTGCAGCAGATGCTAATTGTCCCTTATAGGGATTAGTATTGGCAGTTACCATGGATTCGAAAATGAAAGAATAATAGGTGGTATCATAGATTTGTACCTGATTAATGTCCAAGCAATTGAGTTTGTAATCATCCTCTAGTTTGATTAAGAGTCCCATTAGGAAATTAAGAAGACTACCCTGTTCATCAGAGTCAAGTTCAAATGTAGATTTCTTTTCTAAGAAATTGCGAACTACCTTATTTAGTTCGTCTGCCTGACTGTAAGTTACTGAGGTCGTTTTCATATTTTTGTCTATTTTAAAATTGATATGCAAATATAAGCATTTTTATTTTTATAGAAAAATATATCTAATTTATTTTTAGGGAGGCTGAGGATGTGTACACGCTATGAAAGGCAGTGGATTAGACTGCCTTTCAATTATTAAGGTAATTGGGGAGTTAGCAAATATAGAGCCTCTCTTATAATTGAACTCTCCATAGGTTCTAAAGAGAGTTCCTTGTTCATTAGTCCACCTTTCTTCTTTTCGTTTTCAAATACTTCATGTATGGCTTGCTTTAGTTTAGTAGCTAATACCTCTGATAACTCCTGAGATTTAAGAGAGATAAGTAACCCTTTTCGTATTTTCTCAATATCTTGGTCATTCTCAGTAATGGGTTTTGCTTCTACTAATTCTTGTATACCCGAGGAATATTCATCTAACCGTTCATATCCCAAATGTTGTAGGTCATTAATGAAGATACTGAATTCATCGTAAGTAAGTCTAGTATCAAAACCTACTCCCTGATATAGTTGTACTAAAGGTGTAAGGATTCTCCTCAATGTATTGAAATCCTTTAGGTGGTCTAATTTTATTCCCGATTCGAGAGGTATTTTATATACCTTTTCACCCTTCAGTACCACTAGCAGAACCCTTAGTCTTGGTGGTAGTCTTTTCTCGTTCATAAGCAAGTTTTTGTATTATAAGTTGTACATAGGTATTCCTTTCCTTATAGATGAACATTACCGAGAGAAGTATCTCATGTTTCGGTAATATCATCTGTATGAAATTGCCTGGAGCAATCACTGTAGCTACTACTGGAGAATCTTCCTGAGAGAAATTCTCCAGTATCATTTCTGCCCTCTTAATTGGTTCTGGCTTTGTTGGGTCCAAAGTTAGGACTGGAGCAGTTATACATTCCTTGATGCCCTGTGTTAAGGCATTATATAACCATTCATCTTTTATATCCTCTACTTGGAGGTTTTTCATTGTAATCATATCCTAAACCTATTTAGAGTCCATACACCCAGGATATTAGAGAATACCCATAATTCCCAGTTTTTGTAAAAGTTATAGGGTTTACTGAATTGAGATGTTTGAAATATTATCCGATTTGGTGTTCTAAATAACATTTCTGCATGGCAAGTTAATACTCCAGAAGATAATTGAGCTTTAAAAGCTTTAATAATATCTTCATCACTTTTAGTCTCTAATGAGGTAAGTAATTTAATAAATTCTACCTCTACACCTTGAGACATGTTTACATTTCTGAAGGCAAACTTTTCTTTATTTTCCATATTCGTCATTTTTAGATAAGAACTCTTGAGCTAGTTCATCTTGAGTTCTTTCGATTATGTTCTTTACGATTGTTTTATTTTCTACTCTAGCCCACATACATAGCATGCCCAATTGAGCATCCATATAGCAATCTATAAGAGATGGTTCCTTTCTAAATACATCCCATTGTTTTACGAAATTTGTTCGAACCAAATCCCTATAACCCTGGTCTGATATGCCATCTTGGTCTATATAAGCAGATACCCTTTTCTTGACTTCTAAAAGGATTTTCTCTAAGCTTTCGGGTAATCTGAAATTTTCTGGTAAGTTATGATATACCAAATTATTCGGTATTAATTCCTCAAAAGTAAACTGATTATCGAATAGTTTCTTTGGGTATCTACCTGAAAATATCAAGGGTATCTTATACCTTAGCAACGATGGTACTACGTCGTATATAGCATAATGTCTTCTATATTCTCGGTACAAGTCAAAATATAGATTCTCATCGAATATACCCGATTTCCTCATTATTGCCTGTAAAGTATTATAAGCAGCATTGATATGAGTATTACTCAATTTGAATACTAAGTTGCCATTTTTAATAGCAATGAGTTCACTACAGCATCTATTTCGTTTAAATAAGTTCATGTGATTAAAATGTAAAGTCAATGTATATTTTCCTTGTTCCCTTGAGAAATTTTTCGTGATTTGAGTCATCATACTTATGGCAAGCATAAGTCTTAGATGATTTATCATAATGGTCTCTTACCCATACTGGAGCAGTATCAGTTGGTTTTAATTTAAAGTATGTACCCTGATTAACCTTGTTAACCCGAGTCTCTTTGTAAGATGTCTTTGGTAGTTCCATATTTTTGTCTATTTTAAAATTGATATGCAAATATAATTCTTTCTTTTTAAATATGCAATATCCGGATATAACTATGGGAGCTTACTATTTCGGAGGAATTGAGATGCAAATGAGCCATCCTCTTTTTCTTCTTTCTCAAAGTCTTCATATTGATATAACTCTGGGTCTTCTTCGTCTGGGTCTATACGCATTTCGATTTCTCTACGTAGTTCATGATGTTCTTTAGAGAATGAAGACATAGCTCCCTTATAATCATCAGTAATTTGCATTAGCTCTGCTTTATTAAGGTTAAGACCCTCTTTACTGGTATCTACTCCTTCTTGTTTAGTAGCAACTACTTCGGGTAATGACTTAATGTCATACCTGTCTTCCAATAGTTTAGCCTCTTCTGGTTTATCCAATACCCTTTGTGATTCAAATACGATTTGACGTGCCTCTTCAACAGTAATTGCATTTTGCTGTGTTACGTTGTTCTGTTGATTGAATTGAGCAAATATATTCGTAGTACTTCCTCCAGTGAGATTACGTACGATAGACTGCAATGATGTAGAGGATTCAAGCTTTAATTTAAGGGCCTTTCCCAGCTCGGCAGATATAAACGGTACGTATTTCCCTCCCTGAGATTCTCTTAGGATATTAACCTGATGGGCTATTTCCATACGGTCTTCTAATGCCCATGCTAGTTGTTCTCCCATTAATGCTTGTAGTAAATCTTCTGCCTTTTCTTTATCCCATATTCTAGAGCTTAATAGCCTATCTCTCATAAATACCCGTATGTAATTGATATCTATACCCATACGATATGAGAATGTATTTATGTCGTATGTGATACCACATAATACACCATTTCCCATTAGCCATTGATTGATGATATAATTATGTATCTTTATCAGAAGTTCATCATTTGGGTTCTTCTGATATTCTAATGCCATTGCAGTAGTCCCCATAGGTCTTGGGAATCTTACCATTTTATTTTCCTTTTCTGACATACAAATGAGATTTTCTGATATCGGAACTTTCATCATAACCCCTATACTCTAAATCGAACCTTACATACAGATTCAAAGATAGGTTATAGAAATATCCCTTATATTTTTTCTTACTTACTGATAAATTAAAAGGTTCACCAGAGATTAGGTCCCTGGTGAATACTAAATTACCTTTCCCAGTGATGGGAATATTAAGGCAAAGCTTATAATCCCCTACCTTAAATTTATTCCCATGCAGGTCTGTGATTTCCCTTGCCATAGTTTGCCTTTTTATGGTTCGTAGGTTTTTTGTCTTGTTTACTACGGTTATGGGTTATCCCCTTTTGCTCTTCGATTAATTTCTGAACCTTTGGGAATAACCTTTGCCTTAAAGGAACTACCTGAGTAGCGAAAAAGGCATTCCATAATTTCTGAGTTAATGGTTCTCCTATTTTAAGTTCTGAGATTGCCCAGAATTTAGTTTCGAAATTCTTAACTATTTCCCTAAATCGGTAGTAGTATATATTGCCAGTCTTTTTATCTATCCCAATTGTGGTAGTTTGGCAATAATCTAGAAATTCTTTACCTAATTCGGATATAAACTCTTCCCTTTTAAAGTCATAATTCTCTTGGTCGAGTTTAAATAATTTTACGTAATCGATTGCTTCCATATAGATTTAGTTTGTGATTATTAAACGAGGTATACTTTCATCTGTAATTTGAAATAAGTACCCTCTTACATCATCCTCATAATAAGAGGACCAATATGTTCTTCTAACTCTGAAATTATCAAGGATTGCCCCTTTGGGTACTCCAGTAATAAATAAGCAATGCTTAGGCATCATTGGAGTAATCTCAAATTTCCCATCCTTGAAATTACCATAGGTACCATAGTCGGGCATATTACCAGTAAACCCCGTATTCTGTAATACATCCTGAACCAGAGTAGTTTGGGGTATTTCCTTTTGGTTACATTCTAGGGTTAACTTAGATTTGCCTATATATAGGTCTTTAACTATTTCTCTAAACATTTGTATACGATTATGTGAGTAATACCATTCTTCTTGAAGTAAAGGTTATTCTGTGAACGTTCCTCTAACTTCTTTAATTCTCTTCGAGATTCAGTACAAATTCTATCAGATTTCCTTAATATATCTGATACATTATCCCAGATGGGTGCCATTGGTTCTACTGACCCTGAATAGATAACCTTATGTTTAGTTTCTATTTGGAGATATTTAGATTTATACTGATATTTGCCTTTGCAGTAAAGTACGTTATACTTTTCTGGTTCGTTTCTTTTTTCGTTTTCCATTTTTGTTAGGATTAATGTAATCGGATATTTCATCAAGTTGCCCTAAAAGCAATGCCTGAATGAAAAGGTTTATAGGCCTGAAAAAGAAATTCCTTACGTTATCAGTATTTATATACCAATCGTAAACGATAAAGAACTTCTTAATCTTGGAGTGCTTAAGTGAATGTTGGATTAGATAGGACTTACAACATCGTTTATGTAATTCTACCAATTCTTTGTCCTGCTTAAGCATCTCTTTATCAGAGAAGATAGTGTAATCCATTTTGTATGAATTGAGATGCCCAGGTAATTATCCCGGGCACCTGGTTAATAAAGGTTTATGCAACTTGTTCTGGTTTGAGGACTTTCTTTCTAAAGTCCTCGTATGCTTTAGCAGCAGCCTTGAATTCCTTGGAGTTCTGGTCCTTGATACGAGCCATTGCAAGTTCCAATCGATGGAGTTCGTTTCGAGTTTGTTGTCTCCATTTCTTCCGAGCAAGAGTATCAACTACATCGGCAGGGTATACGTATTTAACTTCCCGATTAGAAATTACCTGTTCGATGATGGATGGTTTTTGTTGTTCCTTAACTTCCTTGACAACCTGTTCCTTTTTGGAAGTTTGGGTTTTGGGAGAGAGTTCTACCAATTTAGCATTGGCAAACTTAGTGGCAGCTTCTTGAGCATCTTGTACCAATTCCTTTTTAGTCTTTTTGGCCTTAGGAGCAGAAGCCTTAGCAGTCTTAGAATTTTTAATTCCTTCAAGTTGTTCGGCAACCTTAGTTGCAACCAGGTTAGTAACCTTTGATTCATTCTTTTTCATAATGTCTATATTTAAAATGTTAGTAAAATGATTAATTTCTTTTTCTGATACAAATATAAGAACTTTATTTTAAATAGAAAAATTTTATTTGAATTCTTTTCTATTTGCTCGGGTTAATCGGCTAGGAAGTCGAAGATTTCTGGAGGATAGTTAATTTCATCCTCTGGATCATTTATGTAATCTTCGTAATCCTCGTTATATTTATCGTAAATGTTATCTTGTGATGTATTGGGTACCCTTGTACATCTTTCAGGATATTTCTTTACGAAGTCATAGGCTTCTTGAGTGGTCATTACCTTGTCTGAGGTAAATTCGTAGGTTACATAAGAATAAGTTTCACCCAATCTAGAAACTTCATATTGCTGGTATCCAGATTTCTCAATCTTATAGATTTGATTTTCTGGAATCGTTTCTATTTCTACCCTATATTTATACCATTGCTTCTTCTCTTCTTTTGGTTTAATGCCCATGCTATCTTGAAGAGGGATTAACTTGGTTATTGGACTTTCAAAACGAGAAGGAGCAGTGCTCACTTCTACTGGATGAGTTCTATTCTCACCAATAAAGTAAATCACTGCCCCCAAGGTTACCAGGCCCAATATGAATTTAGTTTCTGAGTTCATAACCTGTAGTTTCGAATTTATTTTTAATGTTCTTTGCAAGGTATTTACCTTTTGATTCTGCTTGATGTAAACCGTTGCAGATTTCGTAAGGTACACCATCATAGCGATAAACTCGATTACCTTTAAAAGCAACCCAAAGTTGTTTTTTCTTTGAGTCATAACCAAAGCCCTCAATATTAGAGGATTCGCAAGGAATCATTTCGACTCCAGTGTTCATTTCTACTGATTCTAAGTATTCGTTCTTTTCCATGTCTATATTAAAATTTTAAAAGTGTTAGTTCTGGGTGGAATTTGAGATTTGCCCTCTGGAATATTGCCCAGGTACCAAGTACTCCCTGAGAATTAGTATGTACCCATTCATCTTCCATTCTGAATAATATGTGAGAGCATACCAGCATTTGGTATTCACTTAGCATATTTATCAGTTGAGGAGTATTCTCAATTTCTACGTATAATTCAATGTGCTCATCTAGTGCTCGAATTATTTCGTCATCCTCAATCTGAAGGAGTTTTTTGATTAAGTCTTGGGCAATATCATTCTCATTTTTAACATCCTCTTTGATTGAGTTGAGTGATTCAATCTGAATACCAGCAATGAGCTTTACGATGTCTTTTGTTTCCTTGTCCATAATTAAATTTTCTTTATATGCAAATATACTAAAATTATTTTATATAAAATACTCTTTTAATAAATACGGAGGTAAGTGTTAGCGGTTCTTGATTTCCTCTATCTTTTCCTTGATTGAGTCGGGGAAGATAGCATCATCTACCCATCGCATAAAGAATTTAGAAGGCTTCTTTTCTGGATTGAGAAGTAATTGTCTTTGCTCTGTAGAGAACTTAATACGTTCATCTTCCCTCATATACTTGGGAAGTTTAGTGAATTCTGCCTGAGAGAAGGAGATTACGTTTTTACCAACTTGGGCCCTTAATGGTTTCTTCCTTTCCTTATAGAGATAGGGGATAATCTTTTTCGAGGGTCCCCCAAGAATGCTAAAACCAAAGATTATCATTGGGTCAAATTTATCTGCTTTTGGGTCCTTAGCCCGTTTGATACATCTTGCCATCCAAGAAAATGAATTGGGATATTGCTTATTGTCTGTTGCTTCTCCCACATCTTTTTTATTAAACTCAAATCCAGGAAAGTGAAATAGAAAATCTTCAGTAAGGATAAATACAAATCCCAATCCCCTAAGATATTTAATGATATCTTGTTGGCTTTTACCCTCTTCAATCATTTTTTCTACATCTGCAAGAATATCCTCCCTTGGTGATTCCAATTCCTTAGTTGTAGACCCTGCAGGTCTTCCTCTGCCCACATTAGGTGCCTTAGCAGGCAATGTACCAGATAACCTATCTAAGTATTCTTTGAAGTTATCAATATCTTGTTTATTAGTAAGAGTTACTTCTACTCTTATGGGACCGTTATGCTGTACCTTTGGACCTGAATTCATCTCGGTATAAGCATCTACCAACCTATCGGATAATGGGGTACCATTCTCTGATAGTGTAGTGATTCTAAGTTTTGGTTTATATACTTCTTGTTCCATTTTCGACTTAATTAGAAAATAAAAGGCCTGAACAATTTTTATATTGCCAGGCCTTCTACCATTATTAACGAATACTCAAAAATATGATAAGTAAAAGTAAAAAGTGCTCTTATTAATCTTCTTCTTTAGCGGCCTTCTTTTTCTTCTTGTCTTTGGCCTTCTTATCTTTCTTATCGGAAGCCGGTTTTTCTTTTACCTTTTCTTCCTTCTTTTTCTTAGTTTCCTTTTCCTCCTTTGGAGCCTTACCTGAAGCAAGTTTTCTTTGCTCCATACGGTATTTTTTCTTCTCAGCCGAAGTCATTTCTCTGCCATCGATGAGAGGATAATCGTATTTGGTAGCTGTTCTACCGCCATTTCCTTTCTTTTCCTTTTTCTCTTTGGCAGCCTTCTTCTCAGCTTTTTCCTTCTTCTCTTTTTCCTGGAGTTTTACCAATTTCTTGTTGTTCTCTTGGTCAGCTTCAGGATAGGCAGCAGCAACTTTGTCTCTTTCCTTATTGAGCTTGTTTACAAGTTCGGTAACCTTTTTACCATGTTTCTTGTCTTTGGTCCAATCCTTAGTAGGGTCCAACTTGTTCTCTTTAAGGTAAGCATCCAAAGCTTTCTTAGCCTTTGTGAGTTCCGGAGTCTTGGATTCCGGTTTACTCTTCTTTTCGTCTTTCTTAGCCATTTTCATTTATATTAGGTGAATAATTGAATTTCCTATTTACATAATACCATAGTTATACCTTCCTAATTTGGGTTGGGATTTCTTTAATTTCTAGGATTTCTAAACTGCATTGTTTTAAAACTGCCTCGAGTTGAAGTATATCTTCTACCTCTTTCTGAGATAAGTCCGTAAAAGTTTGTTCAAAAGTTTCTTTCTGTTCCCCCCTTATAAAATTAAATTGGGCAACAATATAAGTCCCATGAAGTTTTTTATTCAGGGCTCCTTTAAGAGATATGAGTTTTCTTTTCAGATAATTACTCTTCAACCTATGGGATTGGTATTCGCCTTTCTTACCCTTACTAAGAGCTACCTTTTTAAGGTACGAAACATAATCTAATTCTCTGAGAGTTTGATTAATGTTTCCCACTAATAATCTTAAGTCTTTTTCCATTTGGGTCTTTGCATTACTTGGTTAGATACTTCCTGAGTTTCTTCTGATAGCATTTCTCTTGCCTCATTTATTATATTGATGGCAAGTTCCCTTTCATCTGGTCCCAGGTTTAATTCTTTATCTTCTAGTGCATCAGTATAAGTATTTATTAGATTATCCAATGCAAGTATTCGAATATTCTTTCGAATTGCTAATTCCTCTTCTTCCATGGGTATAAAAAATTAAAGCCCACTACCTTCACAGGCAATGAGCTTTTGGCTGAACAACGTCCTAAGTGTGGGGTTGTTACTCTATGAAATTTAAACTATTGCAGACGATATGTAATCGCTATTTTAGGATGTGCCTAGATTAATCTTCTGATTCTTCCTCTTCTTCTTCCTTAGCCTTTTTGTTTTTCGGAGAACAAATAACGCCATGTCCTTTCTTAGACTTAACGGTAAGAGTTCCCGGAACGAATGAAACTGAAGTTGATACCGGTTTGCCATCCGTAACCAATACAGAAGTAACCACTACACCCTGATAGCCTTCCTTGTTCTTAACGGCATAACCAAAGTTCATTACCTTGGATTTGTCGTTAATGGCAATAACATCGATTTGCTTGCTGTTAGGACGTTGTTCAGCCGGCCGATTCTTGAGTGCCTCTTGACGAGCTTTACGTTTAGCTTCTTTTTCGGGGTCTTTTTCTTTATCCCCTTTCTTCTTGGAGTCTGATTTCTTTGTTGCCATTTCTTTTAATTTTTAATGTTATGTTACTAAATAGTTTTTAAAAGGGAAGGTCATCCCTTGGGTCGTCTCCTTCCCAGTAATATTTCCTTCCCTCATAGTCTCTTACTTTTTTCCTTTTTTGCCCTTTCCCTTGGCTTCTTTCTTTGCCGGAAGTTTGAGACCCAATTCCTTGGCAATTGCCTTACGAAGTTTTTCGATGTCGTCTTCACCATAATCGTCTGGGTCAGTTTCAAGGTCTTTGTCGTCGCAGACATCCTCAAGTTCTTCGAAGTCCATTTCGGCAAGTTCTTCACCGGTCAGTTCTTCCTCTTCTTCTTC